TAAAACAAACATTGTCTGAAACAACAGTTTCTCTAAAAAATCTTAAAAGCCAAATAAAATTTCAAAAACGTTTAAACGCTTTAAAAAATCTATAACAAGGAGAATAACAATGGACAAAAACAAAGCAAAGAATAAGGCTATAGAATTATATTATCAAATTAAATCTTTAAATACACGTGAAAAATGCCATGTGGTATTTAGAGTAGGTAAAAAAAGCTTTAGTCCAAAAATTATGGATGAAAAGACATTTGATATCTTTATCAAAAAACATCCAAGAGCATATATTGGAGCCTATCATATTTAGGCTTTAAGATATAGGTCCGAAATGACTATAAACTACCGTCCTACGGTGCAAGTCCGTAGCCGATGAGCAGTAGCGAAACGGAAGATATCTAAAGAGAATCCATGCTCTGAATCATATTATATAAAGGAGAAAAAATTATGGAAAAATTATTTGATGGATTAGTAATTAATTTTGCTAATCAAAACACAGATACAATTTTAGATTGTATCAAAGTCCTAGATATAATTGAAAATTTTGATTGTAACATTTTCAATTATAGAGAAGTTGTTTCACAACTAAAAGAAATTGGTTGCGAAACAGCAAAAGATTGCCCAAGAAACTACAAAACCGTAGGTGATGAAATTCACCATGGAGACATCGGCTTTGCTGCCGATTGCTTCCAAAACATGATGGCTGGTGCATGGGATAACTTCTCATATACCTGCGAAAAGATCTATGGCGGCGGAGAAAAAAGCTGGTATCATTTATGGAAATCAGCTGTATGCACTGCAAGAATTCCAAACGGCCAAAAAATTATCTTCAATAACTACATTTGGGACAGCTGTCCTATTCAAGGACAAGATCTTAATGATTTAATACAAGCGTGTAATAATATCGTTGAAAGAATTTCGAAGTTTCCATATTTCTTCAACGAATTCAAAAAGGCTCCTGCCGCTAAGGCTCACCACCAAAATTATGAAGGTGGTTTAATCGAGCATAGTTTTAAACTAGCTTGTTACTTATATAGCAGAGTCTTAAAGATCGGCGGTTTTACTGTCGATCAAGTTGCTCGAGTTGCCATGTGCCATGATTTTTGTAAGATCGGCTTATATCAACTACAATCAGACGGCAATTATACATATGATAAAGAAAAGATTAAGCACCACGGTTTAGCAAGTGTTGCCTATGCTGATTTAATGAGTATAGCTCTTAGTCAGGGAGAAAGAATTTGTGTTCTTCTTCACATGGCTGGGGGCTGGTGGAACGCTGAAGACGAAAACGATTTATCACTAGCCGACCGTTTATGGATCGGACAAAATATACAACTTTTATCAGCTGTACAATGGGCTGATATGAAGGCTTGTGAATAAAAAAATAATAAATAATCGTCTGGAGAACAGGCGATGACACTATTACACTAGTTGATGAAATAAATAATTATTCTCATCGTCCTTATGCGGACATCACTGATGAATATATATTTACCTTCAGTCAACCACTCAACCAAGAACAATTTATTGATTGGTTAAAAAATAACCGCAAAAAACTATATGATACATATAGTGCGGAAAGACACGGCTGGTGGGAAAACTATGTCAAAATTGACGGTTCTGGTAACAAGTGGAAAGCCACTTTAGTTGAACCTTATACAGATTAACAGAAATCGGCCGTTGGGCAACCTTCGGCCGTTTTTGTTTTGATATCATTCATTTAGTTATATAATTAAATGCATGATATCAGGACAAAAAGTTCTGAAAAACAATTTTTCATAACGACTATCTGCGAAAAATGTTGGACCCTCGCGTTGTGATGAATATAGTGAGGAAGGTAGCACGAAGATGCGAAAGACGACAAAGTAACAGTGAAAGTTATGAATAACACACGTCATAATAAGGAGGAAAATAATTATGGCAACAATTTATAAGGGCAATGCCCAAACAGCTAAGACTTTAGGTATCAATCTAAAAGCCAAAGTCACAAACGTATTTGCTGCAGGATTTAACTGTAGCACAAATATTGATAGTAAAGAAATCAAAACATTCTCTACATTCAGTATGTTGGGTAAGGAAGGTCGTAACATTCTTACTCAAGCCGACATTATTGTTGGTAAAGAAGTAATGGTTACAAAGCTTCTAGAAAATCTTACTCCTGGCAAGGATCCGATTGCTACAGGTATAGTTGGTATTCCAGTAGTCACAGCTCCAAAAACTCCAGACCACTATGATGATCTTGAAGAAGAATTTGATGACGACAGCTCATATGGTTCTTCATATTCTCGTCATCATGGAAACGGTGGTGGTAAAAAACGCTATGATAAACGTGATAACGGCGATGGAAATAGACGTCGTCAAACAAAAGTAAAGGGCGGCGGCAATAGTCGTCGTTTCTTAGATGATATCGATGAGGAGGATCTATAATGGATACTTCTAATTCTATATTTACTATTGCAAACGCTGCGCCATCTATTGACGTAGTCGAAAAAGTTTGCGGCATTAAAACTAAAGGGGGATGGTTCTCATCTCCTTTTAGAGAAGATAAAAACCCATCGTGTAAATGTTCTGATGACACAAGATTTAAAGCTCGTATTACTGATTTTGGTGCTATCGGCAAAGATAAACATTTCACCAATATTAATTTTGTTTGTAAGAAGTCAGGTATTGACGCCAAGAAAGATGCTGCGAAGGCTGCAAAAATAATTATTGACACGTTAAATCTACATGTGCCAGCTTCAGCGCCAACATCCGCTCCAACAGCAAGCACAGTTTCAGCAGCAAGTATAGTTCCAGTCGCTAACTCTGAACTAAGAGAAGCGGCAAAAAAATCATATATTAATAGAGGTGACTATGGTCCTATATTAGCCCGTGGTATCTCTGAAGATGTAATTAAAGATATGAAGCTTTGGTATGACAAGAAGGCTAATGCTATTGTCATACCTACATATAACGGCTCTGGATTATCAGGGCTGATATATCGTAATCTGGATCTAGCCAAACCAAAGTATCAAAATTCAAAAGGTTTTGATGCAGCTGGTTATATTTATGGCTTAGATCATCTGTCACAAACTACATCATATGTGTATGTAGTTGAAGGATGGTTCGACTATTTAGCTTGCAGAACCGCAGGTATTCAAAACGTCATTGCTCTGCATACATGCACAATGACAAATAAACAAGCAGAGCTATTAAGCCCTTATAGACTAATATTAGCTCTTGATGCTGACAAATCAGGTCAAGAAAATTTACACAGCATTATGGCTGTTCGCAGTAACGTTATTGGCTATATAAAATATCCAAAAGGATGCAAGGATGCCAACGACGTGCTATTAAAGAACGGAAGTAAAGGCCTTCTTAAATGTTTTAAGAAAGTTAAGAAGGTTAAACTTCCTAAATATTTTATAAATAAATAAGAAAGAAGGAAAAAATTATATGAAAAAAAAGATTAATATAGCTGAAAACTGTAAAACAATTATTGAAAAATTTTATTGAGATGATTATGAACCTCTCTAAAGAGGATCGTCCTGAAAAGATTAAGGCAGAAGGAGGTGAAGAAGCATGAAAAGGTCAATTGGTGTCCAAAAAGACAGTGTAACAGCTAAAAAGTATTTAGCTAATCCAGATCCGAGCATCGAAATTATAGAGATTGGTGACTATATCATCATTTCATCAAAAGAAGATGCAGAAAAAGACTTGCCAGATCAAAAATAGCCTGGTATAATATTAGTATCAACGGGGGTCGCATCCGTCAAAACACGCAAAAACAATTTTATAGGAGGTAATTATTATGATGATTACAGAAACAATTTTAAAGACAATTTTCAACAATTTAACAACTGGTGTACAACCTATCAACAAATTAGCTATCGCACAACAATTTAATAATTGTGACGGACGTGGTGTTCATGCGATGATTACACAAAAAATTTATAAAAAGACTAATCCAGCCGCTCAAGATCTAGTAAAGATGACTTATCAAACTTTCATGTTCGGAAATCAACAAGGCTCAAGTTATGACAAGAGATTAGAAGCTAAAGGTTTAGAAAGAAGTGAAAAACCTAACTTTAATCAAGATATTCCTTGCACTATTGAACAATTAACTGCTCTTGGTGTTCAAGATGCGAAATTCGGCAGATTCTATTATAGTCCTTATACAAAAGTGGAAGATAAAGAATTAAGAAAAGCTGTTTTAAATGCTGTTTGTGATGCACTTGGTTGCAAACAAAAAGATATTGCGAACAGAACTACTCATGTTTATAATGGTGTAGAATATACTATCAATGGCGGTGATAGTAAAAATGTTTATACAAAAACTATATTAAATAGTATGGATCAAGTTAAAATTCAATACTATTTAACTGAAGTTGATCAAGTTGGTTATAATAAAGAAACTCTTTATTATCTTAATGGTAAGTTAACTGATGCCAATGAAATTAACTTTGCTGATTATGAAACTAATACTTATAGCAGTAATAGTGATGGTGTTGATAACTATAGAAAGCAATTCTTGGGTAATTTCTTACAAATTATCCCAGGCGCTTCAACTATATAATAAAGAAAGGAGGAACCGTAATGGCAGATCAATTATTTGCAATTAATCCTGGCAAGTTCAAAGAAGCCGCAAAGGGCCGTACTTATGAAGAATTCTGTGAATACTTCATGGGTTTAAGTAACTTCCAAATTTTCAGATCTCTCACTGAATCTGATAAAAGGAGACTTTATGAACTATCTAAATAAAGAAGAAGTTTTAAAAGTCTTAACAGAAGACTCTGGTGCATATATCAGAGTCTCTGAATTAGAAGCTGGAGAAGTAACACGTTATGTGTTTACTTCTTCAGATCATTGTACTATTGGTGCAGTTACCAAAGAAGTCTTTGAAGCTTTACCATTATACTGCGCTCATAGAACCAACTATGCTGATCAATTAAATTCTTTTTTAAGAATGCTTGGTGGTAATAGTTTTGATGAAAAAGATTATAAATTAAAAAAATAAAGGAGGACACAATTATGTCAAATATCAATTTAATTAACAACAATTTAGAAAACGAAAAGGTAGAAGCTTTAACAGCAGAAGAAATCAAGGCAGCAGCCAGTGCTAAGAAATTAAATAGCAACGATATCTTCAAAGCAATTCTTCAACCAAATGGATTAAGAGTAGTAGAAATTCTTGGCATCCAAGTTGGTGCAGCAATTAATGACGCTGATGAAAAGGCTATGAAAGAACTTGTTTATGGACTAGTTCAAGGAGAACTAACTAAAGCTAAAGTTATCCCAACTGTAATGAGATTACAAAATCTTCTTATGAGTGGTGCTGATCTTAAAAAAGCGGGAGTTGTAGACATTAAGCTTGTAGACATCATTGAAAACGAAGAAGTAATAGGTACTTATATCTTAAAAGATAATAAAGCCTATGATCTTGTAATGGCTCCAATCTGTGAAGCTGATCCTCGTCTTAAAGAAGAATTTATAGAAGAATACTTAACTGAAAAGGTTAAAGAATATCTTCTTGAAGAATCTGAAGACGAATACGACGAATATGATGAGCTCGACGCAGAAGAAGAGGATTGCTAATGCTCCTCAAAAAGCTCGTCCAAGTGTCTTATGAACGCAGAGTATTAGGCTTTGCGTTCATTGATGCTGATAATTATGAAGCGGAATATCAATCACGCCTTGCAATAAAACAAGATGCCATTAAATATTTAGAAAGTCAAGGTATTGAAGTGAACGAACACAACATCTATGTACACGACTATACTGAATATTTAGCAGAAGTATTAAAAGTGCCACACGATAAAGCAGATTACGATTTTTGGCACGCTAGATAACTTAATATTTAGGCGCTCTGTAATATGGGCGCCTTTATATACAATTACAATTTAAGGAGGATATTATATGAACAAATATCTTGAACAATTTCAAAGTGGGACATATAGTTTCACACAATTTTTAAACATTATCAAAGAACTAGGCTTTACATCTGTCGGCTTTGAAAAAGAACATTACGACAGTGATGATCATGTAAAACTATATCACATTGAAGATTACGGATTAAGACCTGACGAAGGTTTTGTCGAAACACGCTCTTATAATAATACCAAATATAGAGCATATCGCAGTCCTAAAAATTACGCGAGTTGTTTTGAAATGCCAGCTACATATGATAAAAGCAGCGATGACTGTATCTACTGTAAAAACCGTTATGGTTTTGCAGATGATAACGGTGCTGTATATGAAGTTGCACTTGAAGCCGCTTATAAAGATAATAACAAAGGTAGTTATTATTTTCAAGCCAGTCCAACCAATATTATCGAAATTAAAATAAAAACTAGAAAATTAAATAATATGCAACTGTTCGCGGATAGACATTTTTTAAATTCACAATCAGAACTTGCTACTATTTTAACGAATAATAATGTTTGGTTGAAAAAATTTGCAGACGATGTTAAAATTAAAAAACTCGAATATTTGTTAATGGCTCCATATATTGAAACATTATATAAAGCTAATTATGAATTTATGAAGGATTTTATCTATAAAATTTCTGATACCAAACCACAAGACGAGAGGTATCGTTACTGGTATAGTCTCGATCAAGGCTATTTGGACAAAATCAATAGACTTTGCCAACAAGGTAAGTCACCAAAGGAAATCTTTAAAGCTCCAAAGGAACTTTATGATGCTTTAAAGGATTATCCCGATATTGATATTTGGGATCACTTACGTGTAATGTGCAAGATGGATAATCTTAGTCCTGAATGTGCATTATTAGTAATAGATCAGAATTATTCGGAACGTGATTTACGAATGATTCGTGGAATCCTTAATAAGGAGTATCAAGGTAAGAAAGTATTTACATTCGAAACACTTGCTAATTATCTAAACAGATTAGATATGCACGAAGCGTTGGACAGATACATCGCGTTGGAGATTTTGAATGATTACCTTATGATGTGTAATCAGCTCCAAATGGAGCCAAAAATCGACGGTGATTCTCTAAAAAGAGAACATGACATCGCGGCTCGTCTTTGTAGACAAAAACGCGATACTATGTTCAATCAAAAAATCGCAGAAAGAAATGAATATTTGAAAAAATATGATTGGACTGGCGATACATATTTAATTAGAGCAATAAAAGATCAAGAAGACTTGATCGACGAGGCTACGCAATAACACAACTGCGTTGCTGGTTATGCTCCAAATATCGCGGACGGCAAGTCTAACATCTTTGTATGTAGAAAAGTTGAGTTTCCAAATAAATCTTTGGTGACTGTTGAACTTTCTCCTACATGTAGAGAAATTAGACAGAAGTATTTAGCATATAACAAGCCTATCTACAACAAGGAGTTAACAGAATTCCTTGATGCATGGGTAGAGCGTTGCCGCGCCTTAAAAGACAAAGAATAGGAGGTGCAATTATGAACGATTACCAACTAGAACAATTAAAAGTATTACACAGAGGGGAGCCATACGGCTCTCCTGCCCAACAGGAAATAAGCTGTATTAACATGATTAATTCTATACTAGCTTATAACTGGGTGAAAAAAGACAAAACTGCTGTAGAATTACTTACATGGGAGTTACACGAACGACCACATAGTTATTTACAAGATTATGTAGCAAAATTAGGCTATGAAAAAGTCGTAACGCTTATTGATAACCAGATGAAAGACGTGGACATAATATCTACTGATGTATTTAAGGATAATGAGGGATTACGCTATAACGCCATTATCTGGAAAGATTAATTATGAGTAGCACAGAGGAATTAAAACACATTGTGGCAAAAAACACCCGTGATTATACTAAGGATCACGGGCAATTTGCCGTCAATAATGGCGATCAAGAAGCGGTCAAAAAACTAATGGCTTCTACTTATATGGTAGAAGTTACACCAGTAAAACATAAAAGCTGGAATATAAAATATTGGAGGTACTAATATGGACAACACAACAATTGATGAAGAAGGCCAAGACATCGCAGGCATTGAACTTGATGTCAATCTTGAAAAAATGGGAAAAGAATTTGCAGATGTCGAATCCTTATTAGATTACGCTGATCGTTGTTGCGATGATTATTGCGAAGATCTAGAGGGAGATGAAGTAAGGGCCTATGATAATGGTCATAATATAGACACTCTTATTGATTGGTGTGCGGAGAGAGGTTATATCTTAGACTATAAAAAAGTCTTCGAGTTTACTTCATATGGTAATAATGATATTTACTTTAGGGACTGTGACCTTAAAGTTAATTTTAATTAAAAGGAGGTAGAATTATGAAAAAATTCTTAAATTACAAACAATTACAAGCAAAAGCAGATGCAATGAAAAATGCTAAACACAACTTCTATACTTACGTATTAGCATATAGTATGCAATATTTAGAAGACAAGGATGGTCGCTACAAACATGTCACTGAAGAAGAATTTCAAGAACTTCTTGCCATTATGGAAGATTATCTTGAAGATTGTTTCCATGTATCTGCCTGGGATTGTGGCGACGCATTAGCAAACTGTATCTCAGAACACGGAGCCAGAGATGTCATCGATAATTATAATTGTGAAGGCAAATATGCTGACCGTGATTATGATGAAGATTCTTTCCTTGTGGAAGAATTATGTAATATGTAAGAAAGGAGGAAATAATATGGCAATTATTTGTTCATTACCAAAAGGATCTTGCGCTAAATGTAAGTATTACAGAAAAGATGAAGAAAGAGACAGAATGGCCTGCTGGGCAGACCATAATGTTACTGAACTTGAACCCAAAACATGTAGCTATATAGTAACTGTTACTAGAGAAGATGGTACGTATATCGGTGAAATAGAAATTGATCCAGAAGATGTTTGTTGGGCTGGCAATGAATTTGCTTCAGTTGTTCAAACAGCCGCTTCTGCAACAGAAGAAGAGGATTAATCCATGGCAGTCGATAGAATAAAGGCTGCAAAAGACTCCCTAAGAGCCGTTTTCGACTCTTGGGGCAGTAACTGGTATGACTACGGCGGCAATACATGTGCCGTACGTTATTGGGGTAATTGGGATTTACCAGGAGATTGTGATCCCGATGAAGAAGATTATGATTGGAAGGTTTTAGATCCTGACGATTATAATATGGCTAAAGCGCTCGTAAAAGATATTGCAAATTGTTATAACGTGAAAATCCATGTTTCAATTGGAGAAAAATGTTATCTCGATTTCCAAATAGAATTATAAGGAGGTATTCTTATGAATCAAAAAACAATTTTAACAAAGAAAAAAATCCAAGAAGTAGCAGACTTTTTAAAAATAGCCTGCGACTACTTCAAAGCTGACCAAAACGGCTGTTGGACCCACAAACTAGACGAAAATTTCGTCATAGCTGTTGGTTGGTCTGACGGTTACGATATGGCAGACACAGATATTATCAAATCTGCAGAAGGCCAAGATCAACACGGATCTTGGGTTTGCGGCTATGCTGTAAATACAGGTGTTAAGATCAGAAATGATTTTGACTGTTCAGATTATGACTATCTGAACATGCCTATCTACAATGACGACAGCGGTGATGTCTGGATGACAGATGTTACTATGCGTCCAGATATGACTACTCGTGATTATAAAGCAGAAGCAAGATATTTCTTAAAAAGTTATGTCGCTATGACTAATGCTTTAAATCGCGGTAAAATAAAAATTGATTTTTAAGGAGGAAAACTTATATGATCCATATCACAGACCTATATACATGGTACGCTTTTGAATATCACCCAGATGAATCTCTTGTTTGGGCGAGTTCATTTTGGGATCATGTGAGATTTATTAGAAATACTCTTGAAGACATGTTCAAGACTAAAGGAAAGGTAGTTGGCACACATGTATCAAAAAGTATTATTAATCCTGTAGTTAAGTTCAATTATAAAGATGTTGAAATTCTATTGCAGTATAATTTTTATAATTGGCAAATAATGGTGAAGTCTCCTAGACCTCTAAAAATTGAAGGTTTAAAAGAATTAAAACCAACTAATTATTTATATTATCAGGGTATTCCTGAAGAATATATATTTAAAGCTTATAGTCCAACTAACAAGAAAAAATTTGCTATCAGTCTTGATGATACGCTTGAAAACTGTTACGCGTTTTTAATTTTATTAAAATTGGCTATAAATAAAAGTTTAAAAGAAGGAGGTAATTAATATGAAGCATATTATTTACGACAATTACAATTGCGAAGTTTCCGATTACGAAGCAGATTTTAAAGAATACTGCGAAATCAACGAAATCACACCAGATGCAGATGGTATTTATGAATTTATGAACGATTCTTTATATCAATGGTGGGACGATGAGTTCCGCTACACTCTAGATATCGATGCAGATAGTGAAATTATCTGTATTGCAGATTTAGGATTTTGGTATGGCAGAAAATCTGGCTACAAAATGTGTGGCGCTAATGTTGGCCACGCCATCGCTGAAAGTTTCTCAGATGATGAAGACTATAGAGAAATCTATGTAGAAGATGGCGATGTTAAAGGTGCTGGACATCATCATGATGGCACACACTATTATACTTGGCGTCTAATTAAAAAGTCTGCATCAGCAACAGATGTACAAAAATTAAAAGATAAAATTTATAATAATGAATATTATGATGATCTTTTAGCAAAATGTACTAAATCATTAGCACCAACAGTCAACAAAGTGTATGGCTGGAAAAATAAATAAGGAGGTACTACTTATGTCAATGAGATATTACGCATTCAGCGAAATTGGTTTTGTAGCTGATAACAATTTAATTACCTATATTAAAGGTAGCAACTTAGACAAATTCATTACAGAAGACATGTTAAGAGGTCCAGAAGATATTCCTGCAAATCACTGCATTGATGAAATTGATGCAGATGAATTTAGAGAATTTATGGAAGATGAAGGATTCTCATATGATGGCGATTTAGAATATTCTCGTCTTTCTCCTGTAAATGAAAAAGGTATTAACTGGCCTGGCTGTATCGAAGGAGAAGAAGAAGTCTATTGCTATCAATTAGGTCAATTCCCTCAATTATTTAAGGCTGCATACAATTCATTAGATGAAATTGTAGCCGAGATTAAAAAGGAAATCGGTCATTTATTGCCCGATAACTACGATATTGCTAAACACATTTATTATGTTGAAGGCGTTTATTTTGGATAAGGAGGTATGTCTATGAAAATGAATAAAAAAGACAAACTACAATTTTTAGAAGCATTATATGAATAAAAGAGTTAAATTCGATGGTGAGCTACAAAATGTTGGCGATGAACTAGTGATTCTTACTAATGAATATACTGGCGGCAACTGGCAAGACAACAGAGTTTATACTCTAATCAGAATGGCTTAATGAGGTGTGTTATGGAATACAAACATATTTCAGATTGTTGGAATGCTTTATACGCAGCAAAAACTCTTCAAGAAGTGCAAGATCTTTTTGAGGAGTTTCCTCGCTGGTCGGGAGATTGGGACTGGTATCCTGATGAAGATCACTATGTAGTTGTAGAAAACTCATATTATGATAAAAGCACAGATACATATGACACCGACAGCGAAACTCTAGATATCCTTGTGGACGATGAATATTTTGATGACGATATTGAACGTCCATGGGACTATGGAAAACATTTTAATTAATTTATATAGAATACCCTTGCATTTTTTAATATGTGAGGGTATAATATATATGACTCTATTATAAGGAGGTACAATTTATGGTATATTTTACATTTAAAAACCAAACAATTTCTTTTCAAAACAAAACTTACATTGTAAGTGGTAGTGGACGCGCATCAGTTAGCGTTGACGGAACCTACACTTATTATCCAGGTGATTATTGGAATCCACCAGAAGATGACGTTGATATTGACGAAGTAACATTGGACGATATTGATGAAATTGATATTGATGAAATCGATATTGAAGGCAGCGATGAAGAAATCACTGATGAAATCTTTGATTCTTTAGTTGAAAACGATGACTTCATTGACGCTGTTTGTGATCAATTAAATCTTGACATAGATGATTATGATTACGATGACGTCGTTGAAGCATTAATAGATCAACAACGCGATGCTTATGATGATTATTATGATGATCGCGATGATGACGATAGATATTAAGGAGGTACAATTATGATGAAATTAGAATTTTCTTCCACAATTAAAAGTAGTAAAGGCTTTTATATCGGAGATATTTGCTACGTCCTTGCTGATAAGGTCTATTATGATCTTTGGGCAGCAACAAACTTCGCTGATGGTCCACATCACGAACCAGAAACAGGAGCAGACTTTGCTGTCGGCTCTACTGAATACGGCGATGGTGAATACTATGATCAATTTGGTCATGCTTATCCAGTTGATGCAGGTGTTATCGGTTGTGTTCCTGATGAATTACTTAATAAAGACGAAATCATCAAATCTTACGGTTATCGTAATGAAAACGCTGGTTTATATGATGTTATTAATGAATTTGGCTTATTTGTAGAAGGAGATACAGCTGAATTCTATTCTACAGGCAAAGGTGAATTCAATATTAAAATCAGAAAAGACGGAAAAACTGTTAAATCAATTCATATTGATACACGCTCTTCTGCCGAATACGACGATGAGGAGGAATCATATTAATGAAGACTCTTATCGCTTATAAATTATTTGCTATTAGAAAGGATGGTACACTCCATCCTCTCTATATAGATCGCGAAACAGTTATGCCACTTAATACATGGTTAACTGCAACCGCTGGTGAAAAAACTGAACGTGGTAAAGTTAAATCTAAACTTGGTGAATTAGCTTATCGTCCAGGTTTTCATACAACACAATATCCATTAGCTACACATATTGGTAAAAGAATGAGCAACGGCGAATTATGTCAAGCATCTAACACAGTTTGGTGTGAAGTTGAAATGTCGGCTCAATATGATTATACTGATTTAGCCAAAGCAATGGGTAAAATTCCAAGAGATCAATATTTAAAAGAAATACCATTTGAAGGTTATTATAAATATAAGACAAACCCTTCAGCTGTGGTTGATTGGTACATTTGTGGCCAACTAAAAATTACAAAAATATTATCTCACACTGATGTAAAATCTATCTGTAGAGCTGCTGGACTTACAGCTCAAATTACAGAAGAAGAATATAAAAACCAATTATAATATAGGAGGTACAATTTATGCATAGCAGAATATTTACAATTTTATTTACAGAAGAAGACCTTAATGGCAAAATGATTTCACTACCAACAGATGATGATTTAGCTGATGAATTAGAAAGTCAAGGCTTTAGTTTCTTTGATTATATTAAAGACAGTAGAGATTTTGATTATGATATTGATTGGTTACAAAAATGTTATCCTACTGCTTTCAAATTTACAGACCAAACAAATGGTATTTTAAATGTGCCAGACCTTAATCCACAACTAAAAAAGGTTGTGATTACTAAAGATTCATTAAAATCACATTATTATGAGAAAGCTGATGCTATTAAAGAATATATGGATGAAAAAGGAATACATCCAGAAGACGATTTGTGGGTTTATCATATGAAAAACCTTATTGAAGAAACTAACAGTGGATTCTTCTTTTATACTTTAGCCGATTCTCATAAATTGTTTTATAGTTGTGCTTCATTAGACAGTTTCTTATTACAAGTACAGAGTTTAATGGATTGCAAAAAATTAAATGAAGTCGTATTCTACATTGTTGGAACATACGATTATCATAATTAATTATAGGGAGGTACAATTATGCACGTTGGAGTATTAATTCCTGTATTTGCAAAAAATACAGAAGATGGCTTACACAGAGCTACTACAATTTTACAACTAAGTGAATGGTGTTGGGACGATAGTGTCTATGACGAAGAAGGTAATTTCGACGAAAAATTAGACGCTGTGGTAAACGCAAATGCCGTGTGGGATTATCCATACGTCATTGCAGAACGCTGGTATGACGGTTTAGATGAAAAGACTATGGTTTATCCAGGTACTACTGTTAAGGATTTTAAGGATAAATACATCTATACTGGTTTTATCAGTGAACAAAATATTGGCAGAATGTTTGAATTTGTATATCATGTAGATTTCAGTGATATGCGAACAATGACTGCTGAAGACTTATTAGCTTATATTATGGACCTTCCAGATGATACTTTATTGTACATCGGAAGTGCCCATATATAAAATATATTAAAGGAGGAATTCATTATGAAAAATGAAAAACTTTATACAATTAATGAAAAGAACGAAATGGTGCTTTTCTACAATTACGACGAAGAAGACAAAACTCTTCGTTATCTTGCTTCTAAGAGCGGTAACTACTCTCAAGTTACTATTGCTCTAGCAGACATGCATGTTGGAATTCAACATGGAAACATTAAGGTAGGCGACGAACTTATCCTTAATACTTTACCTGGGGATCACTACATCGTAGCTAAAGGTGAAGAAATCACTAATGTACACGGCTCTTGTCAAGGCTGCTGTGACGGCTGTGAAAAATTCTGCTATGCTATTAACGGCTGCAGACAACATCACAACTCAGTTATGCCATCAGTAATCAAAAATCTATTAATTTATCGTGAAGATAGAGAAAGATTTATTGCTGAAATCAAAGAAGCCCTTCTTAAAGAAGTTAATAAGTTTGAAAAACGTAAGGATCCAAAACCTGAAGACAAACTTATCTTCCGTTGGCATTCTTCTGGTGAGATCGAATCACCTCAATATCTTGAAGATATGATGTTAATCGCTCAAACATTCCCAACAATTAATTTCTACAGTTACACTAAGAGATTTAGTTGGATTGCGGATTACCTAGATAAACACGGAGATTTCCCAAAGAATTTCTGTTGGAATTTATCTGTTTGGAAAGATAATTTAAAGAAATCTGGATTCCCAGATAAATATCTTTCTAAAGTTCAACTTTTTGAATGGGATGATATGGATGATGACCATTTAGTTGGTGTTCCACATTGCCCAACTGTTGAATGGGATGGTAAATCTAAGAAAGGTCATTTAAACCATGAACCTTTTGATAGCGGTAAAGAAAGAACTTGTGCTAACTGCGGCATCTGCTGGAGAGGATATCACAAGGGTAAAACTATAGCCGTTTACAACCACTAAAAGAGGGGGCATTTGCCCCTTCTTATTTATTTTTATACGACAAACGGTGCGCAGGGGGGTATTTTTTTCGCTCCGCTAGCGCGTCGCGTGTAATATATATAAGTAAAAGACAATTAGGAAAGTCTTGACAAAACGACAATAAGAAAAAGACTTGACAAAAAAGACAAATAGGAGGTACTATTATGAACGACAAACAATTAATGGAACAATTTCAACAATTAAAGAGAACAATCGAAGACTGGGAAGCACAAGTAATATCATTAGGTAATCAATGTGCTTATACAGATCGAATGATGGAAGAAATATTTACAGAGGCTAAAAAGCTTGAACAAATTTACAACGATCAATTTGAAAAGCAAACATACTATATTGCATTTGAACAACAAGGCTATGAACAATTAATCGTTAAAGTTGAAGCTACCTGTGAAAATGAAGCATTTAATATAGCTCAAGACGCTTATCTTGGTGATGCAATTGACAGATATATTGTTGAACCAAAGAATCTTGGCAGATATGACTGTGCTATTATTGATTCTTGTGGTCGTGAATTAAGCTACGGTGAATGTATGCTTGATGACGATGATATAGAAGAAGAAGACAATTAAGAAAGGAGGACAATGAAGATGAGAAGAATCGAAATTACAGACAATTTATTAAAGAAGTATGGTGATTGGGGACATGCAGCCAACGCTATACAAGATCGTGCAGAAGCAAAACTTTCTGAAAAAGAATTTACACAATTTTTAATCAGATATAACAAAGACAATGAGATGAGCGAAGGTCAAGACTTCATTTATTTCAATGGTAATGTTTTTGATTGGAGAGAATTCCAAACTCAAGCTAAAGAAATTATCATAGCGTTCTTAGCTTATTTTACAGACGCACAACTAGAAAAGATGTATCCAGAAGGAGGAAAATACTAATGGCTAAGGGTTGTTATATAGTTAGTATAGGCAGTCCGACTTATTATGTTAACTATGATTGGGAGCATCATGTATTTTTAGACTATACAGATGCAGAAAATTTTTTCAATGAAACTATTAAATGTCTAATTGAAGAAATAGTGGATGACATGACCGAAGAAGAGGCTGATGAATACCGAAAGATAATTACAGAAAATTCTAGTGAAAATTATGCTGAAGATGATGAAGGCAACTGGGCCGTTCGTCTTGATAAAGCCACATTCGAAAAATAAGGAGGTGTTATTATGAAAAACACAACAATTAGAACAAAACTTACAGACGCAGAATATAATGCAGTCATAAAGCTAACATCAGCTACAAAACTTGACGGATCATTTGATTTATGGTATGATGATACTGCTGATTACTGGATTGATCTGGAGGACGACGATAAACTTGTCGATCTTACAACAGGCTTCAACTGGTTAGCAGAAGCATTAGCTTATCCACTGGCACATGAAGGTTTAGATCCAGAAGAATCTTTATTAGTCGTAAATTTATTAAAAGAATTTGCTAACATCTCAGATAATGAAGTAGAATCTTTACTTCACATCGATGAGGAGGACAATTAAGATGGTAAAAATTATCTTCGAATATAAAGATGAATATACTCATGGTGAATGGAGGCGACAACAATGTGTCGTCTCTTCCCTTGAGGAGTGTAAGCAAATTTACGGTCTTGGTATAGACTGTGAATATAAAATTATTTCAATACAGGAGGTATAACTATGAAACCTGCACAATTTGTAAAAGAAGTTCACAATTTATTTTCAAACAGTTTTTTATATACTGTTGACAATGAAAGACCCGAAGTGGACGCATCTCAAAAAGCTAACAGAAAATTTAAAGCTTTATTAAAAAGTTTGTTCCCAGACTGTGAAATAGAAGTCGGCAAAAACACTTTCTGTTATAGCTACGGTTATGTTAAAAAAGATGGTCATTCTGTATATATTAATTTTGAAGATTACAGAGACAGTCTAAAATATTTCCCTTGGGACAAAAATTTGTTAATCAGAACAGCTGACCCAGAAGGGAAGACTCGTGATGGTAGTAATCATAACATCACAGATATCAACAGGCTTCAAGCTGAAGTTTATGCTCTATTAAAAGTAGAACATAGACCAGCATTTTAATATAAGGAGGTACAATTTTATGGCATTAAAAGACAAAAAACAATTCGTCGCTGAATTAAACGACACAATTATTAAGTATCAAGGTAATGTAGAAAGTATCAGATACGACATCTTCCAAAATACAGAAGATGGTGACTGGGTTCGTGAATTCTTAGTTATCAATTATGTTGGTGGCTGTAGAACAATCAGACCTTGTACTGGCAATTCATATTCTGCGATCTTCAAAGAAATTTCTGATCATTTAGATCATGGCCGCTATGACTGCGAAGATTACTATGCTGAATTTGTTAACGATCCAGAAAACTGGAAATTAATATAGGAGGTGAAAGACAAGGAAGGTAATCGAAATGAGATTGGGCAACGGTAAATTAAGAGCTGCTGCCCTTGGACCAGAAGAATACGATTATCCAGGAATCGACATTGAATACATTCCAGATGATGATGACGGCTCGGCTGCATCATTGCCTGGGGTTCGTGTCGAACTTGTGAAAGACACTGGAGAGCTTCGTGTTGTAGTTTGGAACGATCCCGAAGAGGAAGACTTTACCGAAGAAATTCATTTAACAAATATTAAAAAATAATTTGAAAAATGAAAATTATACGGTATAATATATTTATAAGGAGGTAATGCTTATGAAAAAAGTATTAAACACAATTTTATCACCTAAACGCTATGTACAAGCCTTAACTGGCAACTACTACATTACTTGTAATACCTTAAGAGAAACACACAGCTATTTAACTCTTAATGATATTGATACAGACAACATTCATTGGGATTATCCATTAGATGAAATTTCTGAAGCTCTTGACTATGAGAATCCAGAACTTGACGAAGAGGTATGTCTTGTTTTAGTTGAAGTATCAACAGAAGAGGATTATACATCTTATGAATATCGCTGGTTCGAAATAACAGCTGAAGAAGTTGAATATTGTAGAAATGAAGGGTGGCTTGATTAATATGGAAAAGAAAATAATAGTTGATTTAGCATTCGAAGTTGATGACGAATATCAAATGACAATTTATGTTTGTTATCCAGACGGTGAAGAATATATTGCTGGTGGTTTAGATTTAAGTCAGCAAGAAAATATTGCCGAATTAAAAAAACAATTAGACAAAGAAATTGCAGAAGATAAAGAAGATTGGGATGTCTACTGTGATTTTTATGATTTGGCGTTAGATGAATTACACTTGTTAGGATATGTCCTAGCGGGTGAAGTAAAATAAGGAGGTGTAATTATGAGTTATTACGCAGATGGAAATGGAGTAATTCGATTCAAACAAAGAATTGATATTACAGCCCTAAACAATTTTTTAGACAGTAATGAATTTGATTATTATTTTGAAGAAAGAGGATATGACAGTGAGAAAAACGCACTTAATGTTAGTGTAGGCTGTTATAATTATCATGAACCAGATAAGGTATTAAATTTATTAGCTGAAAACTTCCCAGTCGTTGACGGTTCAACAATAGATTATGTCGGGGAAGACAAAACATACTGGAGATTCAGATACAGTGAAAAACAACATATCTGGTTAGAGGATGGTGGCGAAGTCACTTATCCAGCAGACGAATGTAGAATCATTAATCTATTTGACTGTGACACTAATTTTCTGGTAAAAACAAATGTACCAGCAGAAATTATTGGAGAAGCATTAGATTACAAAAATGAACTACTAATTAATGACGAACCAATATCTTCTGATTTCGAAGCTATGCAAGAATATATCTGGAAGAAAAATCCAGACTATATATTCGAGGAAGTTGGCTATGTTAACGAAATCGAAAGTTATTTATGGTAAAGAGGAGGACAGATAATATGACTCAAAAAGCTATTGAAACAATTTTAAAAAAGACTTATGTCTCATGTGATCCAGAAGAATGCTGGAACGCATGTGGTGACAGCGACAAATATGGTTACATAGATGTCGCTGTTGTTTTTAAGACTACGCCAGAAATCCAACAAATTTTTGGCGATCTTATTGACAGTGATCCAGAAGAACATGTGTGGATCTGGGCTATCGCAGCATCAAAAGGCGGTCGTGGATCAAAATACAATTTAGCTGGTATGGAATCTGGGCCACGCATTGATGGCAGAACCAATTTAGCTAAAGCGATCAAACATCTTTACGATGCAGATATCAAAGAAGCTAAAAAACAATTATATGAAGAATTAAAAGAGGAGGACAGATAATATGGCAAAAAATATTGCAATTAAAACAATTGAAGGCTTAGAAATTAAAAATTTATCAAGAGGTTACTCTATGGAATGGGGCGAAGGTGGAAGTATGCACTGCGACATCTACTGGAACGGTAAAAAGATCTGTGAAGTAACACAAGAAGGAAACGGTGGCTGTGCTGACGACTGGTATATGAATGGCATCACATCCGACGAAGAAATCAAATTTAAAGAAGCTGTTCTTACTTGCTTGAAGAGGCTTGATCCAGCTTACAGTGAAACCAGCGAATATGAATGGTTACGCAATAAAACAACTGCGAAAATTAACGCCGACGATCTTGAAGCTTTAGAAAATATTATTGAAGATCGTGCAGCAGACATCAAAGAAGCTAAAAAAGCTTTCAAAGATCAATGGAGTACTTTATGTATCATCGATCAAGATTGGAAGAAGAGCTACATGTGGTGCAACTACGGAACAGTAGATCAAGCAGAAGCTTATATTAAAACGACATCTCCACAAATTAAATACAAGAGATTAAGTTTAATAAAAATTTCTGATAATCTAAATATATTATAATAAGGAGGACAATTATATGCCAAATTGGGTAAACAACAAATTAACAATTTTAACAAAAACAGCAGAACAAAGATCAAAGGTAATGTCTTTATTATTCTCAAAAGATGAAGAAGGTAATGATCAATTAGACTTCAACATTCTATTACCAATGCCAGAAGAACTAAACTGTACTTGTGGAAGTTTTGGTGATCTTGGATTAGAAGTTATTAACGGTGAAACTACAGAAGACAGTATTCGTGAAAGATATACTGACGATCAAGTAGAAGAAATTTTACAATTAGGACGCCTATATAAGTCTAATATAGAAAAATATGGCGCACCTACATGGTATCAATGGCACTGCAAACACTGGGGATGTAAATGGAACGCTGATACATCAGAAATCATTTTATCAAATCCAGAAAGTATCGTGATCTATTATGAAACACCATGGTCTATGCCAGAAGGCTGGTTAGCTGAATTAGCATTAGTGATGCCAGAGCTATACTGGGAAAACGACGCTGATGAAGAAGGTGGATTCTTCGCTGGTGTTTTAACTCATGAAGCTAATGATCCTGGCCTTCATTGGGAAGATCACGAAAATCGATTCTTCGAAGACGAAGAAGAAGACTTCGAATACGAAGATGCTGAAGGAGATGCTTAATATGACAGAAGTATATATCATTGAAGCTAAAAGACAAGGAGGGGGCGGATACTCAACAGTATCCGTTCACGCTTCTGTTGATAGTGCAGTTAAAGAATTAATTAAAATTTTTGATAATGATATTGACCCAGAAGATATTGAAAATTTTAAAGCAGGTAAAACTGTTAAAATAAATATCTTTGGTTTAATATATTACAAATTAGCTACGTATCCTGTAGCAGAATAGGAGGTGGACAATTATGGAACGCTGGTATGATTTATATATTAACGATCAATGGAGTGAACAGTACCATCTAAAAAATGATGCTGTCGAATCGGCTCGTGCAATCTTTAATGAAAATCCAGACACTTGCAGATCTGTTGAAGTCGTTAAATGTACTAGTTACGATTTTAGAGACGGTGGAGATACTGTCTACAAACGCACAAGAACAATTAAAGAAGAAGAAAAATAGGAGGTAACAAATATGAAATTTTCTGAAGTAAAGGCAGCAATGCGACAATTTAATGAAAAACATGGAATCGAAAGAAAGGTATGCGACAAGCATACGCCAGATGGTGAATTAATTGAGATGGTAGCTAAAGTTATCATCAAAAATTCAAAGCTAGTTCGTGAATTCCCTGTTGAACAAAGAACTTACACTTTTAACAATTATAACAAAGCACTTACATCAAGTGACTTAGGTTATTCAATCTTCGCTTATTGCGAAGCAGATGACGACTGCATGAGAATTGAAAATTATTCTGATGAAGATTTTGAATTCGCAGAAATCATCAAGACAGAAGACTACACAGGATAGGAGGACAATTATATGGGACAATGGTATTCAGTTTATGTAGAAGGAGTTGCAATCAGAAATGGTTGCAACTTTTCACAATTATTAGAAGCAATTAGAAAGACAATTGAGGCAGACAACATTTCAACAGATTGCACACAGTTAATTTTAAGTTCAGAAAATGAACGTGAATTAATCGAATCAATTTATGGACCTTATCATGCACCACACAGCAGTTTAGATGAATTAGACTGTGAATGGGGATCAAATGATGAACCTAATGACTGGAATGCTAACTTCCACGGCAGTTATGGTTGGGAGGGATTCATGTATGAATGTTTCAAAGCTATGGCACCTTATTTAGCAACAGGCTGCACACTTTCAGTTTATCCAGATGAAGGAGGCTGGCATCTTGAAGTTCAAGAAGACGGCTCTGCTCTGGAGACAGAAGAACCTGAAAGAGAAATAAAATTTATAGTTGTAGACGATGACGACTATGAGTGTTTAAGAGATGGTTGGGCTAATCCACTATTATTCAACACAGAAGATGACGCACAAGACTATATTCTTGATCAAGGATTAGTTGGACGTTTCCATGTTGAAGAATATGAAGTAGAAGATTAATATAGGAGGTACTTATATGACAAAAAGACAATTTAGAGTAGTAGGCCGTGAACAAAGATTGATCGGCGAAAGAGAACACACAGTGTTCGACAGAAAATTTAAGACACATGAGGAAGCAGAAGCAGTAGCTTACGAGATCGCCAGAAGACTTTCTGACATCTACGGTTACAGTCACGCAGAAATTTATGATCTCTTCGATGACGATGCTGATATCGAAGTAATCTACGCTGACTATGATGCATCTGCAAGTCCTGATCTTACAGAATTTGATGTTGCAAAATTCCTAGCTGCAAGAAAGGAGGTAAAATAATTATGGCAAAAATTGATGAAACTGCTTATGGTGTTAATATCAGATTAACGGGTGATCTATTCTTCACCCGTTATACAACTGTTAACTCTAAAACTGAAGCTGAGATCATAGCTGAATCACTTCTTGTTCCAGATGAAACTCATTTATGGGAGATCGTAGAAATTGAGAAGATTGATATGATCGACGGCGAACCACATTATACACAGCTTATGTTCGCACATAAAGACTGGTATATTAAAGAAGTTTTATATCAAAGCTATTTAGATAATTGGTATAAAGAACATTCAGATCCAGAATATGAAGGTATGGAACCAGCGTGCTATGATGAATGGTATGACTGTGAATTCATGGACTACATAGAACAATTAGTAACAAAGGAGGACTAAAATATGGAATCAAAACAATTAAAACAATTAGTAAGACGCTATCATGATTATGAAGATCAACTTCATCCACTTTGGCTTAATGTAACAAAGGATAGCACAGCTCTTAAACAAATCACAGAGATCACAACACAAATGCAATTAATAGCTGAAGAAATTTATTCTGACTGTAAATGTCAAGTAGAAATTCAAGATGCTTATACAATTGTAGGATCTCGTGCAACCACAGAAGGAATGCATCAAAAATTGTCAATTCATTCATGTAATGTATTGACAAAGATCATGTTAAGTGGTAAAATAGAAGTAGGAAATATAAGAACGCCATATAAATTTAAGTTAGATGGCACAGCAGTTCTTACTGATGATGAACATGAGTACAAGATCAAACGAGACGGCTCTACAGTCTACTGGGTGATCGGCTCAAAGAAAGAATTATATATTTAGGAGGTGTAATATTATGACTAATAAAAGACTATTAACAATTTTAGACAACCTACTAGCATGGGGCATGGATCATGATGAAGAATTCAGAGAATGCATGCTTGCTGCAATGGATTTAACTGATGATGAGATCAAAGAACTTGATTTAGAAAATTTCGTCTGTGATTCAGATGATGATGATTATCAAGATTAAGATTTAGATGATCTATCAAACGAACTTGATAAGTCATTTAAATCAGCTACTTTATATGACGGCGATCAAGCATATGTTGAAGTTCGCTATTCAGAAGAAGTAGAAGCTGTTGAACAACTAATTAAAGATATGGGTTTCGAGATCGACGAAGACCAAACTGGTTGGTGTGAAGGTTCTGATTACGAAGCTTACTATATCTGGTTAAAATAAGGAGGTACAATATTATGAGTACAAGAAGTCATATTGCAATTAAAAACGCTGACGGTACAGTCAGATCAATTTATCATCACTGGGACGGCTACCTAGAAGGAGTCGGAGCAGTACTACTAGAACACTACACTACAGAAGATCGCATCAACAAGCTACTTGATCTTGGTGATATGAGTATGATCGGCTCTGAACCTGTCGGCTACTGGAGCGACTCAATTTCTAGACCAGATCCTAATGCCTGCATGACTTACAGGGAACGTGGTGAATCTAATGTAGACGCCAGAATCTTCAGCTCACTTGATGATTACCTTGATCACGCCGTAGAAGATTATACATATATCTTTATCGACGGTGAATGGTACTACAGGGAATGGGACGACAGGGATCTTAAACTTGTCGCTGCAGATATACAAAAATAATAGGAGGTATAATACTATGGCAATTAAAACAATTTTAGTGAAATTTACAGTAGACACAGATCAACTAGATAAGGTTGAATCAGATTACAAAGGTGATTACCAGAATCAACTTCGCTCAGCTCTAGGCTGGGCTGCAGAATCTGGTATCAGCATCGAAGAGCTTTATGCAGATCCATTAAAAGAATTCTGTGATCAAGAAGCAGTCTTCAGACTTCAAGAATTCCACGGATTCTCAGAAGGTCAAGCTAAGCGTTACGCAGCAGAAATTTCTAAAGTGATCAACGATGTTATTAATGACTGCGAACCTCTATACGACGCAATCGATAGAGAGATCGATGATTATTTAGAAGATCTAACAATGGATGATATCATTCAACGTGCCTTTGACTGTTTCGAAGTGATATTAGAAACACCTGATGGTGATTACGAATTTGGTCTTCAAGGCAAGGATCTACTCGGCTGTGTGGCTGCAGCAGAAGCACACCACGCTTCAGGAGTTTATGCTCATGTTTATGTTGACGGCTGCTTCGATGACGGCTGTAGCGAAAACATTCCTCTATGGTCTGACGGCGAGTGGGAAGATGAAAATAATATTAAAACTGCTATTGTCAAGTCGGGACAATAGTGGTATAATATTATTAGATATATAGGAGGTGATTTTATGGGATTAGGATTCCTTGCAATTTTCATTTTCTTCATCATCGGCTATATTTGGTATAGCTGGTTCAAAGATGGAAGAAAATAAATTTCATCAAAGGAGGTGAACACACCATGATTAGAACTGATTCACAGTTACTAAGCGTTTGCCAAGGGTTCCTACATCAGCTAGGAGCCCGTGGTACTGAACTTGTTGTTGAACCGATGAATGTCGATCGGGTTGGCTTAACAGTCTTCAGAAAATATGAACGGCCGCTGATCATAATCAATTCTGTGCTTTGTGCAGAATCTGATACTGTGATCAAAACGATCGTCGCTCATGAGTATGGACATGTTATTGCTGGTCAAACCGCTCAACACTCTTCCAAGTGGTCGGCGATCGCAAACAAGTTCAGCCAGAAGCTGGGCGGGCTAGAAGTTACACAGGACCCTCTGCAGGTCGTGCACTTCTCAGCTCACTATTGGCTTAACAATTTCAGATATGTTTACTGTTGTGAAAGCTGCGGTAAATTTATCGGGTTTAATGAAGAACAGTTTGCCAATCTCGGCTCATCTGTTACTCATAACAATTGTGGAGGATCTTGGAAAAAGATTAAGTAATTCAGAAGGAGGTAAATTAAATGACACAACTCTTGTTTGCTGTCGAAATGAACAGTACTGGACTGTTAATTGGTATAGGTCTTATTGTTTTTGAATTTCTTTATTGGTTAATAAAGAATGGCAAGAATAAATAAAAATTCTATGCATAATTAACAAATAAATATTAGGCGGCTCGGGGCTCAACACTCTGGGCTGTCTTTTGTTTATGTCTGGTACTGTTCAACAATTTATCGATACTTCTTGACTACATCCTAATAGATCATGTTTCCTCCTCTAGATTTAACAGCACCTATTGCCTCAGCCAAGTGTTGAATTTAGAGGAGGGGGCATGATCGCGGCGGCGCTGCGCGGCCCTTTTAAAAAACAGGGAGGATCACCCCTTAATAAACTCGGCCGTCCTGGGCCGCTTGTTGCCTCGGCCCCGAGTTTCCTTGCCTCAGGGGGGAGTTTTCTTTTTCGACACCCCATTTTTTTAGCCGCCCCCAGGGCGGATTTTTTAGGCCGAGCACACTCGGTTATTTTTATTAAAAATTTGGGGGCCGTTTTTAAAAGTATATAGGTCGGCCACTTTTTTAAAAATTTGTCGATCAAATTTATGTAGGTCGGCCCTGGGCTCTGGGGCCCATTTTTTTATAGAGAATTCTCTTGTCATTTATATAGGTCTATGATATAATTATAATAGGTAGAGGAGAGGGCCGCGCCGATACGTTGCACTTCGCTGTGCAAACAATTCATTTTTACCTCTTATAACCAGATCGTGTCAGATCCCAGAGATCTCTCAAGGTCGAAAGTCCTTTCTCATCACGTAGCTTTGTTTTCATATAATTGTTCCTCCAAACATACATATAAAACCAGGCTCGGCTCTCTTCTTTGCCGTTTATATATAAATTCAAATCAATGTTCAATAAATTCCAACTAATGACAATTAAAGGAGGAGAAACTCATGAACAATCAAAATAAATCTCAAAGAATTCCGTTTATATTAGCCGTGCTCGAGTCGGCCCTTTTCTTGGCCCTGGGCGGAGCCGCTCTGATCCACGCCGTGACAGCCGAGCTCAGCCCTGTACAGCTCTTCGTGGCTGGGTGCTGCTTTGCGTTCGGCGTTCAGATATTTACACAAAACCTTTGTTATCTGATCATGAATCGTGACAAGTTCAAGTAGACATTCTGTTAGTATTTGTTAGTATTTTAGGCCGCTATGTTTCTTATAGTAAACACGGCGCGGCTCTATGTATATAATAAGAAACATTAAGATCCTGCGGGATCTTTTTTTTATGTCTAAAAAGACATGTACGCGTACGGACATTCTCGGGACTGTGTATATGATCAGGTGTATCATTGTAATGATATAGTTTGGCGATCTGGATGCGGGCAGAGCAGAGCAGGGCAGATTAAAACGGGACTCGGCTCGGGGGTGTCTACTCGGCATTTGGGGGCAAATGTGGAAGGCGAAGCTGTGGGCTGAGGGTAGGGGTAAAAAATTAATAAAACGGAGCGAAGATAAAGCGAAGCGATGCGAAGCGATGCGAAGCGATGCGAAGCGGCTCTCTGCCTGTGGGGAGGGGCGGCTGTTTAAAAAGGCACTCCCCAAATAGCTTCTCAATACACGCGCCCGCGCACGCGCGCGAGCCGACTATCGTCTTCGCCTGCGGCTTCGCCTTTCGTCTAAATTACACCCCCTTCAAATTCGCATTTAAATGACCCTAAAACGCTCGTAATATATAAATAGGTATAATTTATCGGCTCGGCCCTTAAAACGGCTCTACGGGCTTCCTAGGGCCCAAAACAGGGCCGTGCCGTATATGTGTGCCCGCGCATAAATAATAAGTAATAAAATAAGGTGTCAGCGCAGGTACGAGCATGTAGCGTAACGCGTGTTACAAAAATCATGATGTAATGTTACAAAGCAACCCAGCTCGCTATCCTGGACTCGACTGTGCCCAGCCCAGCCCAGCGCCGTATAGTATAACGGTTGCCAGTTATATCGGTTGTCCGATATGGTATCAAATTTATAAGATCAAAAAATATGATACCAAATTTATAAAGCAAAAATAATCTAACACTATATTACGAGCCGAGAGGCGAGTCATATACTTGAACGGCGGTTTGCGAAGCGAACTGCCAAAATGAGCGAAGCGTTGTATTACAATTAAATTGGAACTGGATAAGGAACTGGAACGGCAGTCTGGTGGGCGAGCGTATAGCCAGGAGGCGACAGCCGACGACCGCCGAGTAGAGTTGAGGTGTTTTTTAGGACGATCGGTGGTCGGCGTTGTACCTTGCTTAGCAGCAAGCTAAAACAGCTAACTGTATTATTTTATATTATATGGCAGACTATAATATATAATATGTAATTCAGAGAAGAATAAGAAAGAAATATATAAAGAAAGAAAAGAAGAGAGTTCTTTTTGGAGGCGGAGGGGGGAGGCGATAAAAAAAGAAGGACTTTTAAGATCCTTCTTAATGTTTGTTGTTGTTTGCTGTTGTTTGATATATTAGTCAGCGTCGGAGCTGTCTTTTTGGGCGTGATCTAAAAGATATTGTAAGTGATCGTTGGCGATCTTCTTAACTTCTTCAACAAACATGACTTTTACTTCATCTACTGAGAAGACACCAAATGTGTCAATATACTCAAGAGAGTAAGTGTAGGTACCAACGGCGTCGCAGATTTTACTTACATCCTTTTGATCAATAAGGGCAATAAGTTGATCGCGAGTCATGGCGTGGATACGAGCTTCAGAAATCTTGTCGCAGATTTTAGAAATTACTTGATTGCGGATTCCGCGAAGTGTGTTTTTTAAATTGTTGTTTTCGATTACGAGTTTAGTATATTCTTCTAGACTCATGATGACTTTGTTTTGTTCTTCCATTTTTGATGGCCTCCTTTTACTTCTTATTTTGATTTTTATTTTTTATTATTTTGTCTAGCACTTCAGCTGCCGTCTGAAGTCCTAAATAAATCTTAGTAAGATCTGAGCCCCAACAATAAAGATGATGATTGTTAGGAGCGCGACCTGTTAATAGTTCATTTAACTCTTCAGGTTTTAATGGGACTAATCCTGTTTGATAATTTAGATTAGTAACCAGGTTCACGAACTCATCTTTTACTTCTTGAATAAGTATACTCTTAAATACTGCTTCTTCAATTTCTGTATTTGGTTCTGGTATTTCGGTTGGCGTTAATTCTAAGACTTTTTCGCCATCTAGTTCCAAATAATATTTGTTATGTTCAGGTAAATTAAGTCCTTCAAATTCTTCGAGTGTGAGTGCCCAATCTTTACCGTAACTATCTAATGAAGTATAAGTATCTTTATCAATATCAACATCATCAGGTTCTAGCCAATCGATGCCAAGTAGATCGACACCATGAACGCGTCTGAATTTAATTTCGCCTGTCATTCGGTTTCGAATATAGCAGCCGTTTGCTAGAGCTGATTGAACTCTTGGATCTGTTCTTTCCATTTTAATTACCCTCCGCATCAAGAGCCGAGCAAAGATAAGTTGCTGCTGTGGCTCCTTCAGCTGATGCAGTAATTGCTTGACGAATTCTACTACGACCGTCACGACAATCACCAACCGCATAAACATAATTGATTCCCGAAACACGACAGTCGACCCCAGCATTGATGTAGCCAGATGGAGTAAAGGTTGCAAGATCTGGGAATACTTTTGTGACAATGTCTGTTGGTTCTTGACCAACCATGATAAAGATTTGACCTGTAAAATATAAACAATCTGCCATTGCATCTTGACAAGTGTAGCCAGTTATATAATTGATACAACCAGCACCATTATCAACTTGTCCAACTTTAAATGTAGTAAAATTAAATAATACATTGGTTCTACATTTATATTCAGGATCGGCCATGATTTGTTTAACCTTAGCTACTAAAGTTTTATCTACATATGGTGGGAAGTCTCGCGCATTTGAGATCAGAGTTACACCGCCTTCATGACTTGTTTTATTAATTTCAGCTAAAGTAATAAAAGCTTGTAGTGCCGAGTTGCCATCACCGATAATTGCTGATAATTTTCCTTTGTTGAAAACACCATCACATAAGACGCAGTGACTAATTCCGCCTTTTTCAACAAGAGCATCTTCCATCGCATGATCTTCAAATAAATAACGATGAGTTAACCCTGTGGCAATAATTAAACCACGAGCACGATAATATTCAGTATCTGTCATAATTGAAAATCTATAAATAGGATCTGCTGTTTGAGGTATTTCAATATGTGTAACAGGAGTAAACCACTTCATGGTAATCTTATCTTCATATGGATGAAGTTGATCGACCATTTCGTTTACTAAATCTGCTCCACTGTTAAGACAGTCGGCTTTATTGAAACCAGGATAGTTCTCAATATGTGTAGCATGATTTAATTGTCCACCTGGCATATCTTTGTCAAATAAAATGACAGTTTTATTGGCACGAGCCGCATAGAGTGCAGCAGAGAGCCCAGCTGGGCCTGCGCCAATTATTGCGACATCATAGTTGCAAATTTCTTTTTCTATTTTCATTATTTTTCTACACCTCCAAGTATAAGAAAATCATTCCGATAATTAATTGCAGGATACTTGTAAATAAAGTAATTAAGAGAAATGTGGTTAAGAGTTTTTTATCGATCGCCGCCATCTCTGTATCTGGTTGTCGCAAAAATTGCGATGCCCCTAATATAATTCCTGTATTAATTGTAGATCCAGCGACAAGGATAAAAAGTATGAACTGAATCATGACTTTTTACCTTTCGCTTTTTTAGTTTTGTTTTGTGGTTGATTTGCAAGATCGTTTTTACGAGCTTTCTTTTTTTGATCTTTAATAGTTTCAAGTAATAGACTAGAACGATCTATTGTTTGGCGATTTTGCATAACTTCATTCTCCTAGTCGTAACGTTTTTCAACGAAAGCTTGATAACCTTGATCCCACATTTTGTATTTAAATTTTAGAGCTGCTACTTTGCTAGTAAATACTTTTTCATGTTCATAGGCACTTACATTTCCATAATATACAACCCATACATAACTTTGTCCTGACATTTGGAGCCCTCCTTATTAAATATTATTATATAGTATCCAAATAGTTACAATTGGGAATGTTCTAATAACGATCCCAATCATAATACCTATAATAAGCGCAGGTACTGAAACATCATTATCAGCGTCCGCCTTGAATACTCTAATAATATAAGATATAATATTGAATGCTAATAAAATTGTACTGATAATTGCTAAAGCTAACATATTATTTAGTCTCCTTTGTTTCAGTTGAGGATGATACAGTTTCGCAAGTTAACTTCCTTGGATTATGTGAGCACCATTGACAAAGGCTGTCACCAACTGTGAGTACTTTGCCTGGATTGTTAGGACAACTTTCACAAAAATCTAATACTGATGAAGTGTATGGTGTTACAGTAGTAACTCTTTGTAAATCTGTTACGCCATCTTTATAGAATAACCATTCAGGTAGATTTTCTTTTGCCCATTGCTCAATAAGATTATGAACCCAACGATCGCCGTCATAATCTCCTTGAAGAGGGATAGTGGCAGCTTCGTTAGAAACTTTTGGATAGATTTGTTTTTCTCTTGGAATAAATTGTAATGTTGCGCCGCAATGAGGACATTTGATAAATCTATAGTCATTAAATGGCGCTGATTCTGTTTTCATAAAATCTTCTTCATGAAAAGTAAATTCACAGCCGCAAACTACACAACTGATTTGATATTGATAATGTGGAACCTCGTTAGCTCCTGGTTTAATAATTTCAATCATATTGATTCTTTCCTTTCTTTTTATATTCAGCCCCGAGCGCAGCCTCGTAGGCATTTGAGCCGAGCCCAGCTACGAATTCGTCGTAAGTGATCTCCCATGCTTTTCTTACTGCTTGTGGACTATCATGTTTTACTGACGGTTTTCGGCGGGCTATATCACACGCCTCTAGGAGAGAATTAGCTGCAATATTAAATGTAATAGTATCTCCTAGAGTTGCGGCATGTTGTTTTTTCTTTCCCTTTTTAAAGGAATGATGATAATGTGAATGACCTCTTAATACAGTCACTCTGAAGTATCGCATTACTTTTTATTTTCTGCGATTCTTAGAGTAACGGCTTTTTCAGAAGGGATAATAGTAACGAATTGGTTGTAGATTTCTGGTTCGTTCTTTTCAAGTTTCTTAAGATCAACTGTTGGAACCATGACAGCTTTTGTGTACTTAGCAACAAGGTCTGGATTGTCTGCTAATAAAGCATCAATATCAAATTTGTTTTCCTTTTTGTAAGAAGTATATTCATCAACGATGAATGGATCTGCTTCCGCATTGAATCTTTCAGTATCAAATATTACTGTGTCTTTTGGAACGACTTGACTGATTACATACTTATCAGTTTTTACACTTAAAGTGCTTGAGTTTAGCATAGCTTCTAAAGCTGCTGCTCTAAATTGTTTTTCAAATTCTTCTGCTTTCTTTTTATAATCATAAAATTGATCAAGAAAAGCATCTACCTTTTCTGGAGCTGTTAAAGCACCGTTTTCAATAACGACTAAATTGTTTAAAATTTCTTCCATATCTTTTACCTCCGTAATTACCGCGGTAATCCGCGAATTTTAATCTTTTTTGTAAGAAATCCATCATTTTTAATGGATTTTAACGCAATTTTCCATCATTTTGATGTTTTTTGCGATCCTAGCACCGCCCTGTAATATTGGAAAAAGAGGGCGGTAATAGGTGGTAAGTACTATTGTGTTAATTTATCATAGTATTTTTCGGCCTCTTCTAATGAGAAGAAGTAGTGCCCAGAATACCATGAATCTACGATTTGGCCAGATCTTTCAGTGCTAGATTTAACAGTAGCAACGACAAATTTGGCTAGTTGATGAACGTCTGCTAGATCTTCTACATAAAGATATAAAGCATAATTTCCATCAGTTTTAAGGACTACTTTTAATTCCTTATTCATATTATTTCACTCTCCTTTTTCTGTGGTTTAATTTATGATTTAATATTGCGTTTGCAATAGATAATCCAAGAGCTAAAATACTGAGAATTAAAGCTAAGATTGCACATGTTAACGGACTCATTATTTATCCTCCTTGCCCTTTGCTTCGGCTATTTTTTTATCAGCATATGCTAGACATTTATTTTTATGTTTTCTAGTAGCAGCAATATAATTTGAATAATCTTCATAATCTTCAAATTGAATTGGAGCCATGTTGATAATGTCAATACATGTTTTGTTTTTAGTAAGTTCATAACTGTTGGCAGTTATAATAATATAATAAGTAATATTGTTCTTTTTTAAGAAAGTAATAATTCGATCAAAGATGGCATTAACTTCACGAAGAACATCAATACTAACTCCTACATCAAGATCATCTACTAATAAATAAACGGTTTTATTTTTAATTAAATCAAGCGTTTTTTGCAGACTGCCTAGTATAGGAACTAATTTATTTATAGTTTGTTCTCCTGTCGAGCTTTGAGCATTAAATATATCTTGCATTAAGAAATCTTCTTCTTTAAAACCTAATTTAGTATGTAAATCCCCAATTAAGAAATATTCATTATATTCTTCAGGAGCTTTTGCATCACTAAAGATACCTCTTAAACTGAATGATAATTTATCTTTTAAATCAAAACAGTCTTTATTTAAAAGTGTTTTTATTTGAAATAATGCAGTAGATTTGCCGACACCATTACAGCCTACAATACAATAGATATTATTTTCTTCTAAAGTTAGAATATCTTTATTATAAAGTTTTTGATGTTCATAATAGTAATCTGTTTTATATAAGTGAAATGTTTTACTCATTAAAGATCTCCTTTCTACCAAGATCTGTGTTTCTCATGAGCTGATTCCCAGCCATCATATTCCTCGATTTCAACTTCTACACCGTCAGGAATTTCCACAACTTTAAGACTAGCAAAGAGGCCATTTGCTTCTGCGCCTAATTTTTCAACACATTTTACGAGTTTAGGATCAGATCTGACTTCTACTGATAATTCTGAATATCCATAGCCCCTATCTTCGTCCCAATCTGATCTACCCATGTATTTATAGGCCTTTTTTGATAGACTGAATCCTCCATAATATTTATTTAATACTAGCTTCATAAGTTTTTTACCTCCTTATATTTCCTATTATTATTATACCACCATAATAAATTAAATACAACTATTTTTTAATATTTTTTTAAAATTATTTTCTAAGCATGGTTTTTTTCCAATGATTTAACCATTTTTCAAGAGTAGGATACTTCTTTAAGAATAAATCTCTCATAGGTCCTCCAGAGCGAGTGACTTGATTATTATAATAGTCAATTGCATCTTGTTCTGTCCAACGACTCTTAAAATCTGTTATATTCCATGAATTATACACCTTTTTGTAAGCATTACCGCTCGCAATAGTATTTTCATCGTCTAATGATTTTAATTTTTGTCTTACAGTATGATTAGCTAATTTTTTAGCTTCCTTTTTACTGTCGCCGCCATCTTTAATGATTGGATTTTTTTTAATTGATTTTCCCATATTTTTACCCCCTTAATTAAAACATTGCTATACCCTTGAAATCAGGTACAGGTTTTTTTACCCAAGTTTTATTGCCTTGATAAATATAATAAAAACATTGATGTTCTACTTTACTAAATGGGCCGATCTTTTCTTGTTCAGGATAATGGTCGCCACACGGTAGAGTGATATAAATATTTGATTCATCACTCTCACGAGCCGAGCCGCTTATAACATAATAGTCACCTGGTATATAATTAAACATTTCAGGCGCTGTAATGTGTTGATCTAATCCAAAATAAAGATTCCATGTAGACAGAAAACGTTGAGTATCTACCATATTATCTACCATATTATCTACCATATCTTATAAGCCTCCATATCTATATTTATATTTATTATTTGTTTTTTTATTGGACTTATTAGTATTATAAGCCAAATAAGTCTTGACATCAAATTCTTTTGGATTTTTATAAATTAAATTGCTTCCTGGTAAGAATAATAACAACCAAATCATAATATAACACCAGAAATATCTAAAAAGTTTTCTTTTAACTGATTTCATATTAATTCACCTCATGTTGTTTATTTAATGCCGCTACAATATTCTCAGCGATCTCTTTGTGCATAGTCCACATTACTTTGCCACCGCTCGTGGTATTTCGGATGTCTCTAAGTATATATAAATCTTGAGTGCCGTTGAAATCATCATAGTCATAAACCATAGGGATCATTTCAGCTCCGTCCTGCTTCCAACTATGTAGTGGGAATTCTTTTATACCATAATGTGCCCAACAAGCAATTAAATAGATTTTTGGGAGCGTCTTTAAATATTCTTGAGTTTTAAAACTGTTTTGTAAAAATGATCTTCTCATTTTTTGTCCTCCTTGGTTAATTCTTTTAATTTCTTTTTATAAACACTAATAACTGGATCTTCCGAACATGTAATGACGATCGACAGTATTAACGCAAATAAAGAGATCAACATTATTAGACTAAGTATTATGATACATATAATTCCTAGAATTTGCTCTGTCATGTTTTCACCTCTTATTTTTATTTTCTGGATTAAAATATTTTTCGATAGCTAAATTATAATAATAAATATATTCGTCTATGGTTGGCTTGTGATCAAGATCTTTCATAAGCTCCAATTGAATTTCATGGATTTTAAGAATCATATAAGTTTTGCCACTTTGTCGTGCACATTGAATATAGTAATTCATATTAATCATTTAACCCCCAAATTCTTTAAATAAAATCACCATTTTATTTAAGGTATATAAAATGCGTAAGAGCGACAGGATTCTCGACTTTCGTCTACTGCTATCCAGCAACCTTGTCGCTCCTATTTTTCGACCACGCTTATCGGAGGGGTCTCACTCCTTTTTCTTCTAGTTCCACTTGCTAAGCGGTTTATTCAGAAGATTGTGCCCACAGTAGGAGTCGAACCTACTAACATTCCATATAGTGGAGTTTATCCGACATTGTGGACAGAGAAGAGAACACAAGCATAACCTGTGCCCTCACATACAGGAGTAATGCTAGCATCTCCTGTAATAAACAAATCAGGTGCACGATATCTTCACTCCGTGCCTAAGTGGTTTTTCTACTGCGCACATAGGCTGATCACTCAGCAAGGGATTGCTACCCTATAATTATTATAAATGATATAAACTGCTTTGTCAATTAAAATCTCTAATTAGCAGTTCTCACAGATAACCAGAATTTATATTCCTGAGCAAAAATCATATCACGTTCTCTTTGATGTTGATTATACCAGATTACACGAGTACTAGCATTTTTACCTTTAAAAGTAAACTTAATACCAAAAGTTTGTTTTCCTTTATATTCAGATTCGATAGTTTCTAAATTAGCTACTCGATCATAGTCAATTTTGTTTCCCATCAATTCATGAGTGTTTGGCCCGAATTCAAATGGTTTTTTAACCAATTCATGGCGCTCTGTAGTCAAATGAGATGCATGATTACCTGTCTGGACAGTTTTCGATGCGTCTGGTGACGTACCCCTCTCCGTATCCACAGGATTTTGCACCACAGTTTGAGGAATAACAGGTACTGTTGGCAATTCTGACACTATTTCGTCATAACTATCATATTCATCATATTTATTTTTTTGATGTCGAGATTGATGACCTTTACTTTTTTTCTTTTTAGATCCTCCGCGTAATTTTTCAAATGTAACGACATCGTCATATTCTCCATATTCATCGAAATCGTCTAAATTCATATTTCTATAACTCTTACTCATCAAATTCTCCTTTATTTAGTTCATGTATAACAATTGGAGCTCGATCGCCTAAATAAGGTAAAGCCATAGTATTATAGTCAATCCATTCAATTGCATCTGTATATGCATTATCGCAAGCTTCTTCACGAACTAACTCATCTTCGCTTTGAGATAGTTCAGGATCAGAGTCTAAATATTCTTGAGATAATTCTTCTACCATACGTTCGTAACTATAGATTAAACGATAATCTTCAGTATATCCAATAATGCTATTATCATATGCTTGGTTATCTAAGAAGTAGATTTCTTCTTCTACTTCCTTACTTAATTCTGCAAAATATTCTCTAATTTTTTGATTAACCATTTTGTTCTACCCCATATAATAAATTAATTCGTAATCATTCACTGCATTATGTGTATTGGTTTCTTTATTATAGTCATATCTTTCATTTTCTTCCAAAACACCTGCAACAGCATTTTCAATATAATAAGCATAAGCTTCATTTTTTGCAATTTCTTCATTACACCATGAAATCATTTCTATCGCATCATCCATTGTCTTTTTAATATCTTCTAATGCAAGTTCTGTCTTAGCTATTACATATAAAGCTTGAGCACGTTCTAATTCATCCTCATATTTATGTTTACTATCTTTATATTCTTGCACTTTAGATCTGTAATATTCAATAGTATTTGATAATAATTCAGGTGTTAATGGAGTGTAGTATCCATAATTTGGATCATCTTCTTCTTTGCGATCGTAATTGACATTATAAGTAACTCCTGATTTAAAATCGCTTAATTCGTCAGAAAGTTCTCTCGCGTCTGAAGTACATAAATGTGCTAAAGTTAAATGCCAATCTTTAGCAGGTGTATCTTTTCTCTTTAAATAAAAGTATATATAGCAACTCATGCTGTTTCTCCTCCTTGTTGAATGATGTATGCTTTTTGGATATCATCGAAAATATAAACAAGTTTATTACCAACTTTATATTTTCTATATGAATATTCCTTCTTTTTTATAATATTGTTAGCAAAAAATTCTGGTAAATCATTTCTAGATAATAATTCATTATTAACCTGTTTCAATGGTCTGATTTTTGAGACATCATCAGCAATGATGGTTTCATAATTAATTTCATATATATTATAGATTGGTTGATCATCAAAACCTTTATTCTTTACATAAATCGAATAATTGAAAGGTGTCCAATCAAAATAAGTACTATTAGAATGAATAAAATCTAATAAATATTCCACAAACTCTAAGGCTTCATGACGATTATTATATTTATCGTCGTCATCAGGCTCATTCCAAAGTGTTAATTGATGGCCAATACATTCTTCGCATAATTGTCTAGCTGTATCTATCGCCCAATCACTATCTGTGTTAAGTAATAGAGGTAAATATTTTTTAACATGATCATATGCTCCGCCAGGCATTAAATGATTGTTTCTTGCATAACCATAACGACATTCTACAATTAAAAATTGATATAAATCTTTAGCTGTAATTTCTACATTACCATTCATGTGTTGATCTCCTTTTAAATATCTCCAAATACTGTCGGAACAGAGTAATATTGAATTGATTTATCTTTGCCTCTTTCCTCTGTCTTCTTAATTACATACGCTTTTGCCTTATCCTCATTAACAAAAACTCTAAGGATGTTTGTGACTTCGTCTGTTTGTTTTGTTTTTTTATTATAAATTGTTTGGTTACGTAAGACTACATAAACCACTGGAATTGAATCAACTACGTTGATCTTTTCTTTACCTACTTGGAAAGTTTCCTTATTTTCCTGTACTACCAAATCCGCCATTTCCGCGAGCCTCCTTTTCTTCTAATGTTTCTACAAAATCAGCATAAATTACTGGTTCTATAACTAACTGACATATACGATCACCACGTTTAATTTGATAATCTGATCCAGTTAAATTGATCAAAACTGCTTTAATTTCTCCATGATATCCAGAATCAATCGTTCCAATTTGTGTAATAATACCTTTGGAATTCATGCTAGATCTTGGTTTTAACACTGCCATATAACCATCTGGTAATTCAATGCCAAACCCTAATGAAATCATAGTTGGATATGATTGACATACACTTTTTTCTCCAATTAAATACCCATTTTCTTGTTGCATAAGATGTTGTGGTTCTAAACATTTTAAAGTAATATCCTCTAATGCATAGCAATCAATACCCGCATCATTATAATGGCCTCTTGTTGGCATAATTAATTGATCATTTAATTTATTAATTTTTATTTTCATATTTACACCCCTTTTAGCTTACTAATCCTGTTACTTCATAATCTTCTTCTGTAAGATCGTCATACGTTTCAGGTTCTTCAATTGATAATGGTGGAAAATCAATCAAATCTCTAAAATCATTGAATAATTGTAACCATGTATCAAAGACTGATGATTTAGCTTTTACAAAAAATGTCTTAGTAAAAGCTTCTGGATCTATTTTTTGATAGAATTTAAGTAAGATTGCAATGATATATTTCTTTTCAAGTTTGTAGCAATTTAGATCAAATCCTTTACATTTTTGAACGCATAGGCCTTTTTCTCCTGTTTTAGGTTCTCTGATAGTAACTAAATAATTTACATTTTCGACCCACTCAGATCTTGGTGTTAGAGAATGTGCCCATGAACAACGATTACCATTTTGATCTGGTTGTCCATAAACCCATCTGCAACCCCAGCAAAGAGCCGTATCGACTGGATTACCTTCTACATATCCGTCATTTTCGAGTTTTTTCATGGCTCTTTCTGTATCATTATACCCACATCCTAATATTTCTTGTAGACGTGCGATGGATAAATGTTCATCCAATTCCTTGTAAATTTTTGATCTTAATTTTCTTCCTTCGTAACGATTATCTGTGTTTTCCATAATTTTGTCCCTCCATATGTTACCTGTATATATTATAGCATTATTTTCCCCATAATGCAAATAATTTCTTTAAAATTGTGAAAAATTGTTGAATATCTTTCTTGGTAGTGTCTTTTGTAAAAGAAATTCTAATACAACTGCCTATATCGTCCAATGGGATACCCATCGCCAATAATACATGAGATGGAATTGATACAGCATTAGCATCACACGCAGATCCCGCTGATACTGATAATCCAAACCCATCTAATAAACTTGCTAATGAACTAAACCTATATATTGAACTACAATTAAGGTTTATAATATTTTTGTGTCCCAATGTTCCGTTAATGTGAATTTTAGTTTTATATTCTTTATTAAAAGCATCTATTTGTTCAGTAAAATATTCATATAATTGATTAAAATGATCAGAATAACTATTTTGTGCCATTAATTTAAGAGCCGCAGCGATACCAACAATACCAGCCGTATTATGTGTTCCACCTCTTAAACCCAACTCCTGAGATCCTCCTGTAATTAAAGGATATAGTGGAGCTGCATTGCGTTTAACTAAAATGCCTGTACCTGTTGGTCCATAGATTTTATGGCCAGAAAAAGTTAAATAATCAGCAGATGAATAGATAGATGCAATTTTAGTATATGCACCGCCATAAGTTAACGCTTGAGTGCAGTCTGTAAGTAAATAAGCTCTATATAAATGGGCATATTTAGCGACTTGATTGATATGATTAGTTACCCCTGTTTCATTATTCACTGCCATTAAACATACTAAAATTGTATCATTATTAATTACTTTTTCAATATCTTTAATAAATATTCTACCTGATGGACGAGGATTAACATATATTACATTAAATCCTTCTGTTTCAAGTTGTTTACAAGTATTGAGCACAGAGCTGTGTTCGACAGCCGAGCAGACTATTGTATTGCGTTTGCTGCCAGAATCAGATCTTGCATGATAAGCTAGAGATTTAATTACCCAGTTATTACCCTCTGTTGCGCCAGAAGTAAAGAAAACCTGATGATGATCTCCGCATCCTAATGCTTTTTCGCACTCGGCTCTGCTGTCCTCAATAGCTGTCATTACCTTGATGCCTTGTTCATGGATCGCATGTGAGTTGCCTACAAAATTATCTTTAAAATAAGGTTTCATAGCTCTAAATACTTTTTTATCTAAGGGAGTATTAGCTGCGCCATCTAAATAGATACGATTGTATTTTTTCTTCATATTTTCCCCTCCGTTTTTATTCTCCAAAGAATTTTTTTAAGGCTCTGTGTCCTAGATCGGCCACTCTATTACTTACAAAATTCTTAATAGATTGTTCTGTTAGTTTTTTATCTACTCTTAACGTAATTACATCGCTCTTAGTAGAGTGATCAGCAACTCTGAACATAAGATCGCAACCACTTGAGCTGTAAATTTTATAATAAATTGAATTAGTACTAACAGATTCTCTCCTTTCACTAGTATAGCCACTCTTTTTTAATGCTTGTGTGACAATAGCATCTACATGATTTAATGTCATATTATATTCTCCTTTTCTATATTTTTTTGATCTATTTCTAAGATCAATATTATTATAGCAAAAGAAGAATATAATGTCAACACATTAAATTAAAAAAATTTATTTTTATTTTAAAATACCCCACGCTTCATCAAATTTGAAATCATACGCAATATGCGGGCGACCTAAAATTGGTCTAAAAATTGTATAGCTGTCTTGAGCGATCCATCCATTTTTATCCCATCCTACTAGGATATATGCGTGTCCACCTTTGGCGCCTTCTATCGTTTCATTGGTGATATTTGCAGACCAGAAGAACTTAATATTTGAACTACTGCTTACAATAACAGATCCGCATTGCATAATACATCTTTTAATTTCTTCTTCTGTTTTACATCTAAAATAGGATGTAATTTTATTATTTTCAGCCAATTTTAATAAGTGTTCTTGATCGGCTAAAAATTGTTTTCTTTCTTTTTCATAACTTTCAGGAAATGGAAAATCTGACTCTAGACATGTACCATATTTATACGCTTGTTTTAGACCTTTTCGTACATACCATCCTTCTCCTTGATAATCATTAGATTCTCTGTTGGCGTATAACAATCCAGGTGAATATGTATTATAAGATCCTGTTGTAGCTTTTTCGTATTGACTCATTGCTTGAGTAATGGCGAAACAAACACATTGACCAGATAACCATTGAAATCTGACATTTGTAGCTGGTGCTTTATACTCCTCGGGGAGTACTGTTTCAAAGTTTAAAAAATCTACGGCAGAGTAATCTCGTTTATCCTCTGGTGAAAAAATAATTTTATTGTTTGACATATTAAAATCCTCCCTAGAATAGAAAATCCGTATGAAACATACGGACTATCTTCAAACTAATTTAATTAAGCAACTTCTTTGTCTGTTTCAGGTTTTGTTTCAGGAACTTCTTCAACTGGTTCTACTTTTTCCTCAGAAGTTTCTTCTGTCTTAGCAGCAGCTTCAGCGGCTTCAGCAGCAGCAACACTCTTAACAACATTGATAGCCCAAGATAAAGTGTCAATAATAGTTTGTTTTGCAATTAAAGCTTCTCTGCTTGGTTCATCCTTAAGATTTTCTTTTTGAATTTCCTTAAAATAGTTTGTTTGCATTTCAACAAATGCATTTAATAAAGTTTCTTTCATGTTTTTTTCTCCTTTTTTAATTAATTTTTATCCTTAACAGCATAGAAATCATAGTACCATTCTTTGCCATAAGTTTCTTGTCTGGATTTATTGCATATATTTTGATATTTTTTATGCAATAATTCAATATTAATAGGCAGATAATGAATCATATGACAGTTTACATTAATGTAATTTTTGCATCTGTCTTTGACTAATTCTGTCTTATGGATATGTCCGTGTATGTTAATCACATATGGATTATCCAATGCTTCTCTAACTGGTTCATGAGAAAGTATTGTATGATCATCATAATAATATGGATGATTAATTACTTCCTCAAAACCTAAGAGTTCTTTAGCTTCACGATCAGTAAATCTATCATGATTACCTCTAATCATAATTTTATGACCGTTGAGCCTACGGCAGAGCGGAGCTAAGTCGTATACATTATAGAATCCGATGTCTCCTAATATATAGCAGGTGTCATTAGGGCCGACCACAGAGTTGTATTGTCGTATGACATATTCATTATGATCATCGACTAAACTAAACTGTTTTCGTTCCATTTTTAATATACCAGGATGGTTAAAATGTAGATCTGAAATTACATATACTGCCATATTAATTAAACCCCTCTCCAGCATGCTCTGCTAAATAAAACTCTACTAAATCTTTACACAACCACGTTTGTTTAGTCTTAACATGACTAATACGAACTGCTTGGTTCAATGAACTTGTTTGTACAACCAGTGCACAGAACTTTGTGGCTCTTGTTACGGCTGTGTATAGCCACTCTTTTGAATACAAAGCATAACAACTTGTATTCAAACCAACAATACAATAAGGCGCTTGCGAACCTTGTAATTTATGACAAGTAATTGCATAAGCTAAGTTAATATCATACCATTCATCCTTAGATAAAACCACTTTATCAACTCCATCAACTTCGACTATCATTGAGTTATTATATATATCTTTAATGACGCCTAAGTTTCCATTGAAGATAGCGACTTCTTTACCTTCTGGAGTTTTAGCATGATAATTGTTCTTAACCACAATAATACGATCTCCTGGTTTATAACATACTTGATATGTCGTACCATTTTCAGTATATTGTTGGAATACTTGTCTTGGATGCACACCTGGATTAACAATCTCTTGTATTTGAGAATTCAAATTATTACAAGAAATATTTCCCCTTACTCTCATTGGAACAATTACTTGAATTTGATCCGCAGGAATGTGTTGCTCATTATATAATCTTCTAAACTCTCTAATGATATTATAAGATACTGCTTCTGGTTTATATGAAGCGACTAATTTAAAGTCTTTTAATTCCCCTCGAATTTCTTCTCCCACAAAATCATTTTTACACATCTGCATACCATTACTCATATTAATAGATTGTGTAATGATACCAGAAGCTGCTGCTTGACGATGGATCTTACTTAACATAGAAGTAGGTATATAAGCTGAACCCATACAATCTTTTAGAACATTGGCTAACCCGATTGCTTCGAGCTGTTTAATATCTCCAACCATAATTAATTTAGCACCATCTCTGATAGCTTGAATTAATGATAAGAAAATATCTCCACCTACCATAGATGTTTCATCAAGAATAATTACATCATGAGGCATTTTGCATCTCTCATTATATTTGAATGATTCTTTATCAGGAATATAACATAGTGTTCTATGTATTGTTTTACCATCAATTTTAGTTACTTCTTTTAATTTAGAAGCAGCTCTGCCTGATAAAGCACATTGTTGGATTTGTAAACCATATCTTTTAAATACTTTAACTACTGCTGTTAAAGTCGTTGTCTTACCTGTTCCCGCTGAACCAGTAAGAATAGATACATTATTATTTACTATATTAAATATAGTTTGTTTTTGTTCATCTGTGTATTTAAAACCTTGTTGATTTTCGGCTTCTTCAATACACATTTCAATTGTTGATTGGCTAAAAGATCTTACACATGGAGCTGATTTAATTCTCTTTAAATGTCTGGCAATTTCTTTTTCCATAAAACGAAGAGAGAATAAACCGACCTTTTGTTGCTCTGGATCGTAAAATAAAAGTGGCATTTCATTTAATGGTTTTACTTCTTCTCCTGCAAGCATTTTCGCATAATATTTTTCAAAGTCTTTTGGACCAATCATAATTTCTTTTAACCATTGATTTAAGTTTTCGTTTGTAACAGGATAACATTCAGTGGCAACGGCAGATAGAAGATCGTTGATCTTTACCCAGCTATTCCCAGCTTGATCTGCTTGTTGTTCTAAGAAGTATTTAGTATATGCTTCAACTCTGAAGCGACAGTCTTTCGCGAAACCTTTTTTCATAGCAATCGCATCTGTCTTTAACCAACCATAACCAGATACTTCAGTTGCTAAGATATATGGATTTGCGTCTATCTTAGAGATAACAATATCAGGCGATCCATAAAACTTAACCAATTTATCAATGGCATTTTTTGTTAGACCTAAATCTTTTAATCCTATATAAGCTGTTGAATTATCTTTACATCCTTCATAACGTTCACAAAGCTTTTGAGCAATAGATGGACCGATACCCTTTACTTTACATAATTCACCAATATCTTTGTTTTCTAGTAAAGAAATTGGATTTTCAACCGATTCAAATAATGCATTTACTTGATTTTCTGTCATGAAGAAACTAAAGAACTTCTTTTGTTCATTTGCATCTTGTAGATTATAGTCTAATCTAATCGCAGTAAGATTATATTGAGGCCCCCATGTTTTATCAATCACAAGTTCCCCTGTTAATATATACTGACTAATGAAAGAGATTGAAGGGAAATTGCCTTTAACGCAGATAATATATTCTCTATGAGCATTCTCGTTTGAATCTCCAAAGACAATACTTGCACAACATTCGTCAGGGATCTCGCCTTCGATGACTTGATCCACTCTAAACTTAATAATCGCAAAATCGCCAGATTTGAAACCAGATCTAGGATAAGTCATATTATTTGGAGTTACTTTCACTTTGATTGTTTTGTTTTTAATTTCACTTGCTTTCATTAGTATAAATCCTTTCATAAAAGTTTTGAGGAGAGGAGGATCTTAGGGGGTTCATTCCCGTTTCAGACCGTGCACAGTCGATCTTTGCCCTCTCCTCATTTTCAATTATATATCATAACAATATATAAGTCAACTGTTTTCTTTATATTTTTTTTTATTTTGTTACCACTTTGTGTGGAACAATGGCTACTTCATCATTATCATTAAGTTTTGGTGGATTTAAATATGTATCAATATAATTTTGAGCTAGTTCGGGACTGATAAAGAATCCATGACTAACATCTGAATAATATGTTTCAAAATACCCATCAAAATTACTAAATCCTTCTATATCCTCTGTATCTGGAACATAGGCTTCTGTAACTGTCGTAACCACTACTTCGTAAACTACTAAATCTTTAACTGAATTCATAATTAAGTCGTATCCCCCTTTGGCCGTATTGGCTGTTTTAAAATGATTTCACTTTTTTTAACTGATTTTTATTTTTGTTTTTGTCTTGTCCAAGCAATATCCATAACGCCATTTGATCCTACGGCTTTAATTAAACCTACTGTTCTATTATAGCCACTACTACGATCGGTTTTAGTCGCAAAAATATTTTCTTTACGTTGACCATAAATAACAACTTTATTACCTTTTTTAAACCAAGAGTCATCTAATACAGTTTTCTTCTTTGTATCAGGATCAACTACACTAATTTTCTTATTATATAATATGTAGTTACTTGCATAAAACTTAGCTGCGACCACTCCAGATGTGGTATTTAAATAAACTAAATGTTTCCCATTTTCAGCACCAATGACAGTACCTGCAATATAACAACATTTATCAGAATTGTCTGGTAAATTATGAAAATGTAAAATAGGATCAGTTAATAATTTAACACCCTCTAATTCGTGAGGTCCATGATAAAATGACATTGTTTGGAATTCCCAAGCTGATTGATTACCAATAGAGTATTTTTCTTCCATACCTTTAACATAATTTTCAATTTGAGCGTTGTAAAATGCATCAATTCCCTCTGGAGATGATAGATATTCCATAATAGGAGCAGTTAATGTTGAAATAATTTTATTTAATACTGTACATTTAACTGCAATATCTCCGCCAGGAAGAACATTATAATCATCAGTTTTTAGATTAGGTAAAATAATAACCTTAAAGAATTTAACACAATCTTCCTCGTTTAATAAATATCTCTTATTGGCTACATCGTGTTGATTTTTTTCAATATATTTTTGGAATTTATATACTCTTAAATTCTTTTGATATTTTTCCAAATCCATACCTAATTCAATGGCTTGTTTTAATTGTGTCGCCGTCATTTTTTCTTTCTTTTGAATTGATTGTTTAGCACAATACACAAAGTAAGATCTTAAGATATAATTTCTTGGCTTTTGCATTAAATTATCAAATGCTCCAGACTTAATTAAACTTACCATTTGCGCTGTAGTAGGCTGTACCTTTTCAATAAATTCCGAAACTTTATAATAAGGTCTGTTTGCAACAATTCGTTCATAAAGATCATCATTAACATTTGTAATTGCTTTAAGACTATAAAGAATTGAATTACTCGATACATCTGGTAAAAAATCACTTTCCGATTTATTTATATCTGGTAAACCGATTTTAATTCCTTCATGTTGAGCATCACATAATGCCTTGCCAATTTTAATATAGTTTGGCGCAGATGATTTTTCTTTTTTATCATCAGATGCCTCTTCAACTACTTCTACAGAAGTACTTTCATCATAGTCTTCATCACTATCTTCAAAGTTGGTATCTGAGTTTCCACTATTAACACATAGACAAGCACAAGCCCAATATAATGGATTCCAACGTGTTGCTAAATTCATTTCTTGAAGTCCAATAAGACTGTATCCAACACCGTGTCCTCTATTAAATGAATATTGCATTTGAGGCGCAATCATTTTGTCCCACACATATTGTTTAAACTCTTCGTGAGTAGAAGCTGTATTGGTTAAGAATTTTTCTTTGAAAGCGGCAATATCATCAACCTTTTTCTTCGCTAAGATCTTACGTCCTTTATCAGCATCTTTTAGAGTAAATCCACCAATTTCAGGATCCATTAAAATTAACATAAAGGCTTCTTGATTATAACATAGACCATATGTAAAATCTAAATGTTTACGTAATAGTTCTTGCTCATGATCAGTTAGACCATATTCTTTCATTTCTTTATACCATAAATTAATGTCTTGTTTAAATCTTGTATAACGATCGACAGGAGATTCTCCTTCACCGCCTGTTAAACGAATTAAACCATTAACTGTTGCTAATTCTTCAGCTGTTTTTGGTCTCATTTTTTTAATAGCGGATTGGCCAACAGATGTTTCCATTTGGAATAAATTTGGAATTTTTCCATCAGCTGCTAATTCCCACATAGTGACATTATTATAATCTAATTTATCTGGGTGTAAATAATAATTATAAGTATCTCTTAAACTACCTTTCCATTCAATTAAATTATCTCTTAACAATAAATCCATAGCTTTACCTATTTTGGTTTCAGCGTCGGTTTTTAATAAGTCCATTTTTAAGGCTCCACAATCATCACTATCGTGCATATTTAATGCAGTAATGTTAGTACCATTCGGAGCTTTCATAAGAGAGTTTTGAGCATCATATCCATTATTAAAGATATATAATGCACTCGCATGTATAGAAGCGTTGGTAGGAAGACCTTCCACTTTTTCCACCATCTCATATAATCCCTCATAAGATTTAAGTTTATCAATAAATGCTGGAACAGGAACCAATCCTTTTTCTTCATCGCCTTCTAAACAATCTTTAAGACTATACATGATTCCACGTTGTTGTGGAACAAGTGCTGCAATAGCTTGCGCTTCATCGTTATTATATCCTAATGCTCTTGCTGAATTAAGCACTGCTGATTTAAGTTTTTCAGTTTTAAAAGTAGCGCAATTAATTACATTATCATGACCAAAATATTCTTTTAAGGCTGCAACAACAGCATCATTTTTATTTGGATCAATATCGATATCTACATCAGGTAGAGCATCGGCTCTAGCTTTATTTAAGAATCTAAAAGAAGGTAAATCATAATCTAGTGGATTCATTTGAACAATATCCATAAGATAATTAATATAGAAACATCCAGCTGATCCTCTAGATACACCCACAGGACTAATAGTCCAACAGATATCTACAATAACTTTTACAAGGTTTAAATAGGCGCTAATTCGTTGATTTAATTGCTCACTGATATATTTGACTACATCAATCTCTTCCGTGATTCTAGCGGCAATTTTATCATTAATAATAATATGTTTATCTACTAATCCTTTTTCAATTAAATACATCATATAACGATCTTGATCGTATTCGCTTTCATCCATATATTTAATAATAGGATATTTTTCATAATAAGGTTTTAAAACACCTAATGATTGAAATTCAGGAATTTTAATAGTAGGAACAATAGTCCCATGTCTAAAATCAAAATCTTCAATCATATTATAAATAAGATAAGTATTATTAATCGCTGCTGCGGTTTGTTCATATGTAATTCCCGTAGTAGCTAGAATGTCTGACATTTCTTGTTCAGACATCATATAAGTATATTTATAGAAATATTCAGTTTCACGATCGCTGCTACTTTTACTATTTAAGAAAGATGTAAATAACTTAAAATCTTCCTTGTCTAAATAGTGCGAGTCAGTTGTAACAATATATTTAAGTCCAAAGTGTTCTGAAACTTTAATGATATATTTGTTACATTTAACTTGTTCTTCAGAGTCAGATACTTGCATTTCTAAGAAGAATGAATCACGACCAAAGACTTTAATGCACCAAGTAATAAATTTATTTAATTTATCTGCATCTTTTGATAATATAGCTTTTGCTAATTCGCCGCCCAAACATGCAGTGGATGCCACAATATGCCCAGGATCTTTGCCAAGAATTTCTTCAATATCTGTATAAAAAGTAGGTGTTCGACGAATACCTTTATAGACATAGCTTCGTGCCCATGCTCGTGATGATAATTCACGAATTTGATTATATCCAACCCTATCTTTTGCTAATAAAATAAAATGGTAGAAATCATTTGTATTTTTATATTGACCATCATCAATTAAATATATCTCATTACCAAAAATAATCTTAAAATCAGGATTACAGTCTTTTATTGAATCCTTGATCTTAAGAAAATCAACATGAGACGACAAAGATTCATGGTCTGTTACAGCAATTCCTTTGAAGCCCAAACTAATTGCTTTCTTTACCATGTCCTTTGGTCTATTTATACAATCTAAAAATTTAATATTACTAGCCGTTGTGTGATTATGAAGTGATACGTACATACAATAATCTCCTTTCCATTTTATATTTCATAATAATTTTAGCAAAAAAGAATCTGCCTGTCAAGCAGAATCTTTATATAATTAATTTTTTATTTCTTTTTATCACGTTGAATTTCTTCAATATATCTATTAATATACCAAATTGCTTTATTAAGATCTTCAACTGTTTTGTCAGCATCTTTATGTCCAGCTCTAGCTATATATTTAACTGCATTACCTAAACAAAATCCTAGTTGCCATGCTTCAATTGCATCAATGACTTCTATACCACCAACGTTATAGTGAAACGGATGATTTACAGTTTCTTTTTTTTCTTCCACGATTCCAGCCCTCCTTTGTATACTTATCTAAATCAGATTCAGATATTCTTTTCATTATATTATCTTTAAAAATATATATTTGATTTTGATGAGCAGCCCAATATGTTTCCATAGTGGTTTTTATTTTTTGCTTATGACTTGTTGTCTCAATTCTGCCTTGCATCATCTTGCTATGTTGTAAGTTTTGCTCAAGACTATGTATTTTACCTTTGTTTAAACCCTTCAATTTGTTATTAAAATTCATTTTGTTTTCTAATGACATATATTTCCAACGTTGTGTTTGAGTATCACTCATTTTTAATTTGGTCTCGTCAGACAATTTTATTCCCAATTTTCTCTGACGGCATTTTTCTTTTACGCTTTGGGAACGTATTTTACCTGTATTAAAACATGATGCCATTTTAGAAAATTTTATTTTAGAATCTGTATATAATTCTTGAAAATGATCTAAATTATATAAAAATGAGGTATCACATATATCTGTGTCAACCATAAATTTAATTGCCATTTCATTTGCATATTTAAATCGCTCGATAGAACACAACGCCAAATAGTAATGTGCCAAAATATGATCTTTATAAGATAAATTTATTAAATTATTTACACTATTGTCAATTGAAATTTTTTTATCTTTATAATAATATTTAGGGATTATATGATGTTTTTGAGTCTTAAATTTTTCCGCTTTTGTTTGTAAATTATTTTCCATCAAATCACTATATTTTATTAAATATTCATTATTTATCACAAGTCCTAAATCTAATAATTTTGTAGTTATAGAAATACTACTCTGTAATATTTCCATTTCAATTCTCCTTTGATTTTTTATCTTTAAGAGCTATATTTAAAATAACTCCTAAAATCATTGCTAACGCAACACCGCTAAATGCTGCATCAAATAAATAAATACCAGATACTCCAGTTGTTAAAATAACTGAAATAATAATCATATTTTTATTATGTGTTAAGTCTAATCCGCTATTCTTTAAAGTGTTTAAACCAGACAAGCTGATGTATCCATAAAGAATCATTGCACATCCACCAAATACACATGATGGAATAGTTTGAATAAACGCAGTAATTGGTCCGCAGAAACTCATTAAACCTAATACACAAGCAGCTACGGTTATAATATATGTCGAAGCTACTCTGCTAAAACCTGTCGTTGCAATACTTTCTCCATAAGATGTATTAGGTAGTCCGCAGACAGCCGTGCCGACCGCACTTGCTACGCCGTCGCCCAATAAAGTTCTATCAAGCCCTGGCTCTGTGATTAGATCTGTCCCAATTATATTAGATAATGTTTTATGATCAGAAATATGTTCTAACAAAGCACAAATCCCGACAGGAACAAAATATAATACAGTCTTTCCTAAATTAATCCATGAAAAATCGCTCGCAGACCATTTTAAGAAAGTTAAATCAGGGTACCACTGCATTTGACTAAACGCAGAAAAGTCAACTAAACCAAAACATAATGCAACTAGATATCCACCAGTTAATCCAATTAAGAATGGTATTTGTTTTAAAAATTTGTGACCATAATGTGAGGTTATCGCTACGATCATCATTGTAATGATTGCCACAAGCACCTGTAACCAAGGAACATAATTATCAGTTCCTCCGACATAACTAAAAATAAAGGTTGCCAAGTTTAATCCAATAACCATAGTTACTGGCCCAATTACAATTGGCGGAAAAATCTTGTTGATCCAATTAGTTCCTGTAAAGTGGGTAATTAATGCAAATAATCCATAAATAGCTAGAATAATCAGCCCACCACAGAAGACCATTAAGTAATTGTTTCCAGCTGCATTTAAGCTCAAGGCTCCACATACAGCTGAGACTGTTGCACCACAGCTGGAAATAAACATTGGTGACTTAAATTTTGTAATAATTTGATATATTAAAGTTCCTAAACATGCTCCTAGCAAACAGGAACTTACTGGGGTTCCACAAATATTGGCAATAAGTACGGTAGCGACAAATACAGACAATAATTGCTGTAAACTGAACACTACCCACTCATACCATTTTTTAGGTTTATCGTTAATGCCATAATTAAGTTTACTCATTGACCGATCCCCCTATTACTTACTTTTTGTGTCTTTCTTTGCCTTATATGTAACTACTTGTTTAATTGCTAACACAACCATAGTTGCAAATAATAATACTGCACAAACAATACCCATCCACATTGGGAAAATTCCAAATGAATCTAGAATTAAACCAACAAAACAGAATACTGTGGCAATTGGTAATAAAATATTAAGAATAATATCTAATGTTTTATTCATGTGTTTCTTCCTCCTTCTTTCCATACTTTTTATTTAAATGTTTCATTATTTGATCAAATTCCTCAAAATCACCTGCTGATGAAGAATATAGAATCATACCGTATAAAAGTTGATTTATACTAAAACTTCTTCGCCAATCCTTTTCATTTAGATGATTTGTTCTAATATCAAAATAATGATAATGAATATCTTTTTCTTCAATACGCTCTATTTCGTCAATCAACTCTCCTAAAATAGCCGTATGATCTTTTTTGGCAATTAATCCGCTATAAATAATATTACATAATTTTTTTGCCATATATTTCCAACCATATAAAGTTCCTGTTTCACACATAGAACCAATGGCTGATTGTTCTGGACACATAACTACAAATTCACTGTTCCATAATCTTTCGATATCGGCATCAGTAATTTTTTCCGCTAAGTGATTGTTTTCTTCCTCTGTCATGGACGCTTTATCATTAATTGATTTATTCATAATAGGCGAATAAACATCTACGTCTAGATCTAATTTAATAAATGTATCATATTCTTGCTGACGAGCTAAATTAGATCCTTTTGTCATAATATCTCCACCCAAATATCCTAGAGGTTTCTTTTTATTTTGTGTCATAATTAGTTTGCTCCTCCTCATTTTGTTCAGGCCAATCCTCATTTTGTTCAGGCCAAATTATTTGCATTGCATCTGTTAATGGACTTGGTTTTTTGATTGTGGTTCCATTTCGATATAAAGTTCTACTAGGAATATCTTTCCATGTTAGTCGAATTTTAGCAGTCTTTTTTTCTGCACATGACCAACATAAATAAGAAACCCAGCCAGTAGTCATAAAGCTTGTGAATTGTCCACAATTAGGACAAACCATCGATGACATATCTTCGTAATAATTTTCCCAGTCATATACTTCGTCTGCAATTTTACTTGGAATTGCGCTATATTCTACTCTTAATAATCCATATTTTTCTTTAATATCTAAAAAACGAAATTTTCTTAAACAATGGCCCCTTTTTAATATAGACTTAAGATTGTCGCAGAATTCTAGTCCGAAGACATCTCTCCACCCAGCTGGTAAATAGTCCAGCCAAGTAGAGTCATATCTTTTTTTATATGGTAATCTTTTTGGATAATATCCTTGAATTTCCAAAAAAGGAAATTTTTTAATTAACTTGTAATTCTTCTTCTGTTCCGCTGTCTTCATGAATTTCTTCATCCTTTCCATCAGTAAATATAATTACATCATCTTCAAGAGTATCATCAACTCCACAAGCGTAATTAGCAGCATCATAGGTAATGGCTACTGTAATTTTCTTGTTCAATGTTCTAGCATAATTAAGTCTATCATGACTCTTGCCAGAGATCCATTCAACTTTATTATCTCCTGATAGTTTAATATTATAACGTTCCCAAGAATCTTTAATTAAATTACGGATCTTTTGGAAGGTATAGAAATTGCAGAATATTTGTTGTACAGCTACAACTCCTGTACCAGGGTTCTCATCTACATATTTTTGGATAGCATCAATTAATCCAGCTGCAGCGTATACAGATAAGAAAGAAATAGCTGGAAAGCCATCAATGTTTGACCAAGCTTTTATATCATTAAAGTTAAGTTTTTTTGTTTCAATAACCATGTTTATACCCCCTAAAAATCGAAATCAAATACTTTATATACAGCCTCTGGGCTGCTAGTATCTTGAAGAAATTTTGCCATGATCTTATCATGTTGATCAATACCTTTCCAAGGCATAGCGACATCATGTTTTTGATTTTCACGTGTCCACATTGAATAATAACAGCATAAATTTTTGCCTTCTTCAGTTTGTTTAGGATTAGTAGGACAGAATTCACACCAATGACATAATGGAGTTGGCTTTGGATCCCAAACTTTACTTTGGATATTATTAAGCATAGTTCCAATTTCTTTTAGGCCTTTTTCTACAAATCCACGAGTGCCCGCTTTTTGACGAACACCACAAACAGGTAGATCATAATAACAAGTTGAAGGATAGTAATCTAAATCATAAGCTTTTTTAAGCGCCATAGAGTAGATCACAAATTGAAGTGGAGTAGCTAATTCAGAATCTTTAAATGGATGATCTTTGGTTTTAATATCTTCAATAATATACTCACCTGTTTCGGTATTTTGTAAAATACGGTCAATAAATCCAAAGAATACAACACCATTATACTCTACTTCAAATCCTTTTTCAACATCAACTAAACGTAATTTTGGATTTTCTTTTAAATAATTTTCAAGACGATAAATTCCTGAGTTTAAATATTCTTGAGCTTTTGTGAAATAAGATTCACCTTTATCATTCATTTCAAAGAACTCATCAGCATATTTTTTCTTAAGTATATCGATTCCAAAGATACCACCTTCAGTATCTGTTGGAGAAGACTTAGGAATGTTAATGCTTCTAAATTCTTTCTTTAATGCTTCATAATCAGGACTAAAACCAGAAATAATATTTAACGCAATTGTTTCTTCAATATGGTGGATCAAAGTTCCCATTTCAGCAGCTAAGCTGTCCGAGTAAACATAATGTCTTTGATCATACTTTAACCAATAATGAAAAGGACAATTGTGATAGGTATTAAGCCTTGAGTATGAAAATTTTGTAACTTTACCTGTTGCCATAAACTTTTTCTCCTTTTAAATTGATTTTTTTCTTATTTTATTAACACTTTTTGTGTGAACAGAAGGAATATATATCTTCTTTTTCATTAGCGTTATTAATATATCTTTTCCACAGTCTGTAGGACTGGCTTTTAGTGGTGTAATATTATCATAATCGCCGATTACATATACATTAACATAAGGTAATGCCTTTTCAATCTGCTTATAGATTTTATTTTCCCACTCTTCTGTTTCTGGTGTTCCCGATTTTAATTCGACATCATGATCAAAGCCGAATATAATTTCTTCAACGCCTAGTGAAAGTAATAATTGTAATTGTTCTTGTGAGAATGTTGACCCGCATACAGCTACTGCAAAATTGTTAGCTGGACCGAAATAACTTCCACATTGTAAGACAGATTTTTCTGACTCACAAACTAATACTTTCTTTAATCTTGTTATTGTTTCTTTATTTTCATATAGACCATATAAATTACTTCCTAATTTATGGTTATACATTATTCCCTCAACAAACACTGGCATATATTTTTGCTTTTTAAGCAATTCTATAGGATTATAAGTTCTACCTCTAATGCCTAATAATCTACCATCTATGTTTCTATGAGGAATAATAATTTTAGATAATGCACCATCAACTCTAATACCAAAATAACGCATGATTTCTGGTGTTATATAATCTGCCTGCCATTCTTTAGGAGCAGATATTGGATCAAAGTATTCTAGTATATTTTCATTAATTATTTTTTGTTCTTCAGATGGTTTGTCGTTGTATTTATCATAGTCATCAACTTGTTGTAGAATATCCCAGTCAGAAATTAATTCTTGATGCGTATTAAATCCAGTTCCTGTATCAATATGGAAATATGCAATTACATACTTAAAAGCCTCTTGGAATGTATCAAAATGCTTTACATGTTGTGTTAAATTAAATATATCTCCTATTGGTCCACAGTGACTATAACAATAAAATGTTTTTGATTCTTTATAGTACCAAAGTTTGTATGAATCTCCACCATGACAAACACATGTATTAAATATAGGATTGTCTTCTCTATCATAGATTGGTTCTGGAGATCCGAAATCGTTACATACAATTTTAATAATATCTTCGGTTGTTAGCTTTTCTTTTACTTGTTCTGCTGAAATCATAAGCGTATCTCCTAGAAATCATTAATATCGAAAGTATCGCCGATCGCATCTTCGATCTTTGTTTCTTTAGTATTGTCTAAAATTAATTCAATATTTGTATCTTCAATTGCTAATAAATTGCCATTGCTATCGGCAGCGAAACAATCTACTAATCGACAAGTTGCTCTATCAAAATATACATATAACTTTAAATTATTATAATGTGATCTTCTTACTTTAAATACATGGATAACGTGTGTAGGAATTAAATTAAATCCTTTTGACGTATATGTATCAATAATTTCTTTATCACTTTCTCTGATAGGTAATAATATTGAACATCCATCTGGTTTATCTGAAAGGGCTTTTGCACCTCTTAATAACTGTGCGTCAGCTTCTTGTGTTTTCCAGTTACCTGATAATTGTGTGGCTGTAAATATACATAATTGAAGCTTTTTCGCTAAGTCTTTTAATTCGGTAACGAAAGTCAATAAGATTTGGTCTTCTCTAAGACCTGTCATTTTAGTTTTACGAGCACCTTCAGCCATTATTTTAATAGTGGTAGAAAGGTAGTCATAAAATATATAATTAACACCATTCAACTGATGGTATTTTTTTATTAAATTGATAATATCATCAATGTTATAATTAGTGATACTAACAAAATGTAAATCTGCTTGTTTAATTAATTTACCAGCATAGATAACTCTTTCTTCTTCTCCTGCTAGGTATTTACCGTCTATAATATGTTCTTCTGGAACACCTGAAACATACGCTAACCACATTGTTTGTGTTTCAGAAAGTTCTAATTCTGTTGAAATTAATAAAACTTTTTCATTAAATCCTGTCTTAATCCATTGCTTTTTTTCGAGATCATAATATTCAGGAACCGCAAGATGAGCTGATTCAGAAGCTTGACGTCTTGATTTACCGACACCTTGAGCCGAGCTCTCCATATATAATGTTCCTAATCTTAAACCTCTAAAAATAGTTGTTAATTTGGGACTGACATATGGTAGACCAATTTCAGGAACTTCTTTATATCTCTCAATTAATTCAAGAATTCCATTACCAGCTTGATCTTCTACTAAATCACTATTTGTGCCGAATTGTTCTTTGATAAGAATCATTTTGCTTTCTACAGTATCTAATATATCATTAACTGATAAGGCATCAAACTTTTCTTGAGCCACTGCGATCTTTGTTGGATCAATTTCCTCAGGATCTAAGATTTCCTTAGTTGAAATACCTTGTGTATTTAATTTATTTAATAAACTGTGTTTTTTGACTGTTTGATAATAATAATCAAACTTCTTTTCGTCAAAAAGTTTTAATATTCTGCTAATATACCCAGAGCCGTCATTCCCCGTAAAGACTTTATATTGAACTGGATATTGTTTCAAGAATTGATCGATATCAATATAATCAATCTTTTCCATTCCATTAATAGCTAAATGTTCAACTGCGCCAAAAACAATTCTATGGAATTGCTCTGGGAAGTCATTAACATCGAATTTGTATTCGTCACTACTAAATAAAAGAGGATTCTTAATTAATCCAGCTAATACATGCATGACAGCTATTTTATTTGAATGTGCAAAACTTGTATTATCAGCCATTAATTATAAATCCTCCATTTTATATTTCGTTTGTTTTTTGTGAGTCTTAGGTGTCTTTTTTATAACGACTGTCTTAGGAGGAACATTAAGATCAATTTGCATATTTTTTTGTCTTAATATTTTTTGTTCCTTCCAATACTCACGAGCATTATCATACTGCTCTTTTATATTTTTACTTAAATACATAATATTATCAGAAGTGGCTTCATTACCTTTAATTTCATAATAATAATGTATAGTTGCGCGAATACCATTTACGGTCTTGCCCTGTTTAATTAAATAATCAACTGCATTAGTAACTTCGGACGGACATTCAGATAATCCGAAGAGTTTTTTGATATAAATATATAATTCCTCTTCGGATTTTTCTAAAAGTGTCTGTTGTTCTATAAGTTTATTATAGCAAGCTAAACAATATGATTTACCCTTGTAATTAGTAGATTTTTGTCCTACTAATGATTGTCCACATTGACAACAAAGCATTTGTTTAGCCATAGGATTTTAACTCCCGACTACTTACTTGTTTCTTCAGCAGTTGTTGTGTCTGCTTTTGGTTCGAAAGAATATCCACGTTGAGTTAATTCTACAAAGATTTCTTCAACATGTTCTCTTTGAGCTTCAGTCGCTTGATTACATTTGAAATCATCAGGTAATCCTAATTTTTCTTTGATTTCTTTAAATTCAGATACATTTCCCTTCTTATCTTTCATATCCATTAACATTAAACCGATACGTTCTACTAATAAGTCTAGAGGAATAATATCTTCAGCTTCTGCTGCTTTTTCTTCAGCGATCTTGTCTAAAGATTCTTGAAGAGAAATTGCTTTCTTACCAGATTCAGATTCTTCCTTTTCAATAGCCCACTTTAATGCTGCTTCTAATTTTTCATAAGACCAAGCATCTAAAGTTCTAGGAAGATATTTAAATCTTGTTTTTGCTTGGAAAGCGATGTTGTTAGCAAAATAAATCTTTGATAATACTTCGTTTCCACTTACATCTGATGGTTGAGCTTGAATATAACCAATAACGTCACATTCGTTCATAATAACATCAATAGCTCTCTTTTCACCTTTAGGGAATTGCTTCTTTGCTTTATATTCGCCTTTTTCATTTGGTTTAAGAGAAGGAACATCTCTGTCTGCAGCATGACCTAAGAATAATACAGTATATCCTGCATCACATAATTCTTTGATAGGCCATCTTAATTCGTCTTCAAATTCTTTCCAAAGACCATAACCTTTTTTACCTTCGGATACAGAAGTTACTCCGTATTTACCTGCAACAAATGGATCAGCTAATAAACCTAAGTTTTCAATACCATCTAAAACGATAGTTTGATACATTTCTTTGGCTTTTTCCATTGTGCCTTTAGAAGTAAATTGTTTTACAATACTAGTAAATTCAGTCCACTTTTTAATGTTAGCATGAGCTACACCACTGATTGCACCTAAACCTTTTTCAAAACAAATGAAATAAGGTTTTGGAGCTTTGGCAGCATTAAGAGTTTTACCAACACCATTGCCACCATACAATAAAAATGCTTTTCCAGCCATACCCTTTACAACTTGGGAATATTCTGGATTAAAAATGTCATATGCCATAATTCTATTCTCCTTTATATAATATATATTTCAAATTCTATTCCTAGAAATCTGATTCATCAAATGAGAATCCTTCGCCAGCTGCTGCAGGAGCTGCAGGAGCAGGTGCAAATCCTGTAAAACCAGTGTCGAAGCCGACAGCAGAGCCGTTATCAGCAGCACTCTTACGTTCTAGTGACTTTTTATAGTTTTCTTCACGTTTAGCTGCACGGTTGATAAGACCTTCTCTAACTTCTTCTTCATGGATAGCGCCTGGATTATCTTCGTCTAAACCAGCACCATGTCCACCAGTAATAACTCTTTCTCTAACAAATGTAGTTGAGTTAGATACTGGAGCATCTCCCCAACCAGTAGAAGCAGTTTGAGATTCTACTTCTAAATTAATAATAGATCCTGTAAAGTTAGCAGTTTGTCCTTCAGAGTAATTTGATTCAATATAATCACTAATTACAAGTTCTTCGCCTGTAGCAGGATTTTTAATCTTTTCTCCACTAACTTTAAATGATACTTCTTGCATAGTTCCAGACCAATGTGGGATAAGACCAACTAAATCTAAACGTCCAGTTTCGTCGTCGCCTTTAACTTCTCTTCTAATAGACTTAATATACATATCAATATCAAATCTTGCTTGAGGAGTGAATGGAACTTTGTCAGTAGCAGACTTAATACCAGCTTTCTTACCTTTTAATGTAATATAACCAATATCATTACCTTCGTCATTTTTTGTAACGAATTCTTCTAATTCAGAAGTCATCCATACTTTTGTTGCTTGAGCATAAGCAGCTTCTGCTGTAGCTTCACCATTACTTTGAATATAGGCAGCTACTGAAATTGTGTTTGTTGGAAGGATACTAGCAAAACCTTCATAATCTTTGTTAGCAGTGCCGTCCTTTTTAAGTCTATTTACATAAACTTGAACCTTGTGAGCTTTTGTTGAATCTAAAGCCACAATTACTGATCCGCTGATCGCTTCGTTTCCTTTAGAATCATGAACGATCTTTAAGTTATTTTCTTTTAAATAACCTTCTACGCGAACTAAATTTTTTCTAAATACTTTCTTTTTTTCTTCAGCCATAAATAAAATTCTCCTTTTTAAAATAAATTTTTTATAAATATACAGTTCTATTGCTAGCCTGCATTATTATTATAAATGAAAAAAATACAGAAGTCAAACATTTTCTCTATTATTTTTTCTTATATTTGAAATCTGATTGCATCGCATCTAAAGTTTTAGGCGATCCAAATATCATTGGTACATCTTTTACAGTCTTAAAACTATCAAGATCTCTTTTAATTACTGTGGTGGCAACAATAAAGCTGCCGTCTTTTAATGTTGGAGAATTTTTATCTCTAACACGAGCAGCAGTTGCAAGACACTCATCTTGAGTATCTCCAGGCCACATGTGAATTGTACCATCTGAAAGATAAACTACCGTATAGTATTTGTCCATTTTTTACACCTCCTATGTGTTACTATACTTATTATAAAGGATGGATTTCGGTTTGTCAAATGAAATCCTTATTTTATTTAAAATTTTTTTGAGCGATAAAAAAACGAGGGAATTAACCCCCGTTTTTTACGACATGATTATTCGGACAGAACTTCTGCATATGAACCAGCAATTGCACGACCACCACTTAAGAAAGCGAAATTAGCAATATTGCTGATGGTCATAGACATTTGTCCTGAATAATCTAAACTACAAGAAATTCCTTGTAATAAAAATTTTTCATGATTAAAATTGAAAAAATCATCGTTAATGGCAATTAAATTATTAACTGTTAATAATGGATTAAAAATAATATTTACACTTGTAGAGCTTTTGATAATTAATTGTTTACGCAACTCATATTTAGCACGTTCTTCGGCTAAATAATCACTAGTTATATTACTATCATTTATAACTCCACCTGTTCTATAGCCAATTTTTTGATAACACAATGGCGAACCTGGATCATCATTAATCGCAACTGCCTTATGGAATCCATTATTGCCCGAAGTTCCCATCACAATAATACGATTGATGATTGAATTCATATCAAAAGATAAATCTAATCCACCAAGATCGCCCTTATCCGTAGTAAATTCATAAATTAAAGGTTTGTCCACGTCTAGTGTGGTTTCAATACTTGGAACCAATGTTAAATTTCCCTCGGAATTATAAAAAATCTCGGCAGATAGTTGTGTTGCTAATTCGAGTAGTAAAGATCCTAGTGAATCACCAGCAGTTTTGGAAATTGTTGCTTGTGTTTTTTTACCATAAAAACTGGAATGATAAATGATAGGTTTTATATCAAAACAATGTCCATCTCCCTGATTTTTCCACAGAATATCTTGAATCACGGATTGAATATCTGAGCCGACTGGAATTTCATAAGTATCTTCTAATGTACCTGTTTTATTTTCAAAAATACTAAATTTGTCACCAGCTTGAATATTCACGAATTTTCCGCTAGACGTTTCATCTACAGAAGAAGAAGAGATCACAAAGACACCTTTTTTAAACCAGATAATACTACCATCGTTTCTTTCTAATCCTAAATCCAAACGTAGTCTAGTGCCTGCCCATAATGTATTAATATTAGGTGTATATTTTCCATCTTCATTATATAAAGAAAAAGATAGTGAGCGGCGTTGACCATTTTGATAGTTTTCACTATAAGATCCCCCAGATTTTAGATCTTCTTGAGGAATCTCATAGTTAATAGTTTCATCGGGATATAATACCAGAATCTTCGCATGCGAAGCAATAACCTGATCACCAATTAAATTGATAATATCTTCAATATCACAATCTGCGTTTAGATAAATATCTCCGTTAGTGATGGAGATTGCTAGTAAATCTCCACTGGATACACCAATATATTTAATTATTTCAGCCATGGCTTTTTCACCTCTTCAGTCGGAATCCATTTAGAATTACATCCGCCTGTTCTATTAATATTATCCCCATCACCGTAAATAACAACATTGTCCGTTGATCCTATTTCTTTCCAGGAGAAGCTAATTGAATCTGGTTGATTTTTAACTCCATTATTTGGCGTGTTTGATCCGCCAAATATTTGAACAATCCAACTTTGACCCTTACTATCTTTTAATAATTTAGGATTTTTAGAGGCAACCAATGCTCGCCATTTTTTCAACATTAGTGTCTTTTCATTGACTGTTAAAGGTTTATTAATACTTTGATACATTCTTTCAATATATCCTTCCCCATAAGGAATAATTTCACTTCCAAGCATACAAGAAACATCGCCAGAGATTACATTATAAGGCGTATAGGCTATTCGTGAATATTGTCCCAAAGTTTGTACCTCATTCTTGGTAATATTTTGAGTTTGAGATCCTACCTCTAAATTATATTTAAATAGCCAAATGTTATCAATGTCGGCTTTATATGTTTTTTGAATAATCGGAGCATCTAAAGCAGTTTCTACAGGAATTAACTCTGTAATACTCCAGTCTTTCCAAAAAACTTTTACAGGATCGCCATCGATGTGCGTTTCTCCTGTTTTACCATTGGCAAACGCCTGTTGATTAGAATTTTCTACAGGATACATAATATATTGATAAGACATATTATTTTTAATATTAAAATCTCTGAAAACACCATTTTTAAAATGTAAAGCCACAGGTTCCCACTCGCCAATAATAGTATAATTATCATATAACGGTTGAGCATGACCGTGTTCATCCATTTCCATACCTAAAAATTTAGAAACCTTTTGATATTCTCTTCTATAAAAAGAAAATTCACTACCTTCTTCAGATGTCGGATATAGACCAGCATATGGACGGTCCCGATGAATTCGATACTTAGTATTGGCTTGATAATTCATTAAAACTGGAGAAACAAAAGAATCTGCTCTCTCAATCAATTCGGCATAATCAGTTTTACTGGTGATAGCTTGAGTATTTGCATCATCCACATTAAATAAATAAAAATAGTTTACAGTCATTTTACCATCATGTATATTATTATTAGAAGTGCCATTTACACCAGAGAAAATAATTTTCACTTTTCTATTCATATATTTTCCTCCTAATCTATAATATTTTTAATTCGAATTGTAAATAAAATTACGTCATCTTTTTTAACATGAGTAATATAATATCCATCCGCTGTATTATTTCCAGCTTCAACTGTTAAATCTGTTTCTGTATAAAGAGCAGCTATATCTTTCGCTATTAATTCTATTTTATAATGTCTTTGATCCCACTCTGGATGACGTTTATAACTAATTAACTTAATAAAACCGCAATCGGAATATTGTGCATCAAAGTTAGAATAATTAATTTGACTTTCGTCTCCCACAATATTACTATTAAAAGAAGAATTTTCTTTCCAATATAAATCTTGTTCTTCACTATCTGTTGAAGGCCAACTTGGACTTGAACCATCATAAACTCCTGTAAATATATTTAACATCTTATCGGAAGATGATGAATAGGTTTTATTATCAACCCAATAATTCAACGCCGAGTTACTAGCAGCTGCATGCACTAAACAACTACTAGAATATTCATGGTTAATGCCATATGGCTCATATTTGTTATTATTATTTTTTAAAAAATAAATTTTAATCTTTTTAGAATTATTATTATCTAAATATTGATAATGTAAATATTCCCCCTCTTGATATGGAGAATCTTCAAATTGTAAATAAAAATATGGGTTATTATCAAGATCAAAAGTTTTTACTGGAGCATCTACTAATTCGTCACTCGTGATAAATGGTAATAGTTTTTCCACCTGCTCTGAAGATCCATGATAATCATAATATACAATATCGGCATCAAAATCATAATAAGCATCATCCAAATTATAACATTTTTGATGTAATGTATCAGTACAGTCAGTAAAACCATAACAAATAGGTGCGCCGTTGGAACATCCAAACCCTGTGGTCGTTTCACCTGAACTACCACGATCTGTTGGTTGAATATCTGTCACAATGTTTGAACACTCACTCATAACCAGCTTAGACATTCCGATCGAGCTTGACGTAAATACTCCAGTAGTATGTGCTGGCACATGAATATGATAAGCACGCCCTTGAATTAAATCACTTAATTGTTGAGGAGAAGCCTGTTGTTTTTTTAGTAAATATTGACTAATATTAAATTTGCTATCTTCTTGATTGGTATCCTCGGAAATTTTCGTTAAAATATCAAATTGTATTTGATTTCTATAAGGATTCAACACGGTGCGGTCTGTGTTGATAAAATTATTTGGAATCGTTAAAGTAAATATAACTTTGTTTTGTTGTTCACCAGCGCCAGGTTCAGTACCATCCATTTCTAATCGTAAAATCTGTCCACAGTAATTATTATCCAAAACCAAATCTGTTTTAAAAGTAAATTCATCAGTTTGTGAAATACCTTCAGGATCCGTAGAATATAATTTTAACAAATTTTGATCATTTTCAACCTCTAGACCATCTTCAGAAAAGAAATGTTTATATTGTACACCATTATTAACTGAATAGGATTCATCTTTATATGTTTCTTGTGCATTAGCAGATCTCAATATCAACGATGACTCGAGTTCTGTATATTCTGATAGATTATTATCACCCCATTCAGCACCAAAACTTGCATTATTCCCCTTAATATTGAGTGAGTTGTTTGAATAAATGATAGAATTATCCCATTTTGCACTTGTTTTGGCCTCAATATCCGACTGGTGTTCCGCAATATAAACTTCTGAATAAATAGGTCCTGTGACCGTTGGCTTTACGAACGGAACATCATCGTAAAATAATATTACAGATTGAGTATCACAATCATATTCGGCCACAAATGGCACTCCAATCTCAGCGGTTGTTGTATCAACATTAATTTTGATTGTTAAACTTAATGAATTATTTAGGCTGTCTTCAACATATAAAGTAGCAAAATAAATATTTTTACCTTCTTCGTTATTTAAACCATAAAAAGTAGTTAATAGATCTTTATCATATTTCTTACCTGTATCTTGGACAATATTATCATCCTGATCTTTTAACACCCATCTATATGTCGACCAAGACGCTTGTTGAGGTTGATAATATTCGCCTTGTAATGTAATAAATCTACCATTAGTTTGTATTTCAAAAACACCTGATGTAGCACTAATAGTAAAACTGTTATTTGGGGTTAATTTTAAATATGGATCTTCGTATGTAAAGAAAGGATTTTCATCGCTGGCTTTAAAAAACGATCTTAATTCATATTTATAAGGGTCTATACTATCTAATACCTTGTTGAGTTTATAATGTTTAATTAACCAAAATTTTTCATAAACATCTTGAAGTTTTAACCAATAAGATGGTGTCTCTGGATGATCTGCTGCAGATGTATTATAATCGATTTTATTTTTATTATAAAAGAACAATGCATTATTTTTAGTCATACCGATAAATGGACTAACAAAGGTATATAAATTACTATTTTTTAAGATATAAGCAGATGTTAAATCTGATGTAAGCGATCCTGCCTTAATAACCTTGTTGCCATATGTTTGACCTAGCGCAATTTTAATATAATCATTATTTGTTAAAATAATTGGGTCAGTTGACCAACCAGTTGTGGTGCGAGTTTTAATTTTGTATTGACCATCTTCTTGAGCGACTACACGATCGCCAGTGGCCACATTATAGCCGTCCACAACAGTAGTAAAGGCACCTGTGGTAAATAAGTCAGCTTGATAAATATTGATATCTGGAAGTGTATCAAATAAAATAATAGGTTGTTCCGCATTAAAATATAGATAAGATCCAGCCCCGCCTTGATCCGTGCCGTCTGGTATTAATAATGTTCCACCAGCTTTCGCTTGCGATTGAAAATTCTTTCCACGATTTTGATTACCTTGACGAACACATAAAATTTTACCAATAAATGATCCCCATGTATTATACGAACCTGCTCGGCTCCATGCGACTTCTTGGCCGTCGACTTCACCAGTTTCGGCTATATATACTCCATTAAATCGAGGATCACTCGCGTTTTTAATTAAAACTTTCATACCTTGAGTAAGAGTGATGCCGTCAATTTGACTACCAAACATAGATTTTACAATTTTATAACTGGACCCAATAGTAACAGTATCCACCGTAGCCACATCAACTATATCACCTTCGAGGATATCTTCAATCACATTTGAGTATTTATAAAATTCTACCTTCGCAGTTTTATCAAAAATATCTTGAGTAATCGCGCCTTCTTTAAAATAAACATGTCCATAAGTTGCGTCGAAAGCATTTACTACCACTCTGTTGGATAGGGATGATTGACCGTTATCTCCTAATAATTGGGCATATTTATTTAATAAAACCAATGGCGTCGAAGAATTTTCACCAGGTAATACACCAACTATTTCATTATCCTGATTAATTAGTTCTGCTGTAGGTTTATTTGCTAATTGAAATCTAGTTAATGTGGAACCTAAAATTTGGCCACTAGTTAATGTCATGTCATAATATTCATAAGACATATTTTTATAGGTAATATAATATACATTATTAGCTGTATCAAGCTGATTTACATCAGCTCTATTACCGTTTATGTCATAAACTTCTCCTACCCCTTGATAAAGAATTATTTCCCATTTATAGGATCCGCCTTGAATTGTTAAATCCACCATATAAGTATGATCGATACCCGTGTCTTTTTGACATACCCATAACTGCTTATCTGCCGCATTAGATTGTTGATTAATAAATCTTATAAACTGCGAGCCATCATAATAATAATAATAATGTTTGTTGTTTTCTCTGGGAGCCTTTCCTTGTGTAATACAAATTTTAGGTTTCACAGCAGTATTTGTCACTACACTATTATTAATAAAATTGCCATCATAATCTCTATATCGTCTAAGAGAAGTCTTACTGTAAACAGACCAAAGACCACCTTTATCGGCATCATTAACCTTCACAAAGATAATATCCCCTTCAGAGACAAGTTCTCCATTCAAAATATTATTCCAATTTGATATATTACAAGTTAAACTATCTTTACGAGGGTCCCCACCTGGGTCAGCCATATAAGTCCAATTCGATATATCTCCCGCTGGATCAGAGTCAGCGGTGGAATCAGAAATAATATATTGAGCCATATAAGCGCCTTTAAAATATACTGCATTATAAGATCTATAAATTCGACCATTTACATGCGGATTAAAAATATTATTTTGATATAAATTTTGAATAAAAGCAATATTAAGATAAGACCCATTAATACCGCTATTTGTATATCCATTTAAGTCTAGATTTTGTTCCAATTCTTGAATTGGACTAATTTTCCAGTTATTTTGATCTTTGTCTACTGGAAAGACAATATTATTTTCGTTATCGCGTATAATAATTTGATACCCTGTAACGGTTTTATTTGAAGTATCTACTTTACACTTCAAATATTGAGCAGGAAACTTATTGGTTTTCGTTGCCACAACTCTGGGATCAAACGTATTTAAAAACGGATAACAGTATGTTGCTTTGTATACTGCCATAAATTAAGCCTCCTTTTTATGATGTTGGTAATAAAACTCTTTCGTAATCAGCGGCTCGAGCGCCATTTTGTTTTCGTGCTAAAAGTATGTATGGTTGAGAAGTTGTCACCTGTAAAGAATCTCCAATATGTAATTCTTCCGTAGTCGAATATGATGGCCCATAAGAGATATAAAAACTTCGACTCATACTAAGATTAGATATTGAATAATTATTAGTACCAGTCTTACGAATACTAATATGCTTCGCAAAACCTGCAAAAACCACATTTATACCTGTTTCATTATAAGTATCCATTGTATTATCTGCAGATCCGATACCCGTAGGGCAAATTGTATCTATGATGTCAACATCAGTGGCATAAAGATTGCCTATATTTTGTGAATTTTTTACAAGATAACCGATTGTTGGATTATCCGAAGAATCCGCCGCAATATTATAAATATCTCTATAAGAACCTAAAGCACCACTAAATATTCTTGTACTTCCTTCATTACGAAAAGATGTAAAATTACTAATTGCGTTGATGGGATCAGTTTCATCTAGTCCACCTCGTTTCTTTAACATAAAAGCCGATACCGCTATACTAGGAGTTAATACAGCACTAACTGTAGGATTATCAGCGGCGTACATTCCGTTCATTAACATTTCAGCATTTAAAGATATAGAAACATTATATGGTTTTAACCATAAATATTTATTAGGTATTGATGTATTTTTTTTGTACATAAACTGTTTTAATGTACTAATATTGCCACTTATACCCGCGCAAACGATAAATGCTTCAAAATCTTCATTAGCATCATTAAGTTCATAAAAATCATCTTTTGTTCCTGTTGATCTAAATAAAAACCCTCGACATTCTCTCATGCCATTAGAAAAACCAAAACACAGAGGATTTATTGTTGCTACTGTCGTCCTAGAAGCAATAATATTTTTGGTATTAATATTCGTAATTGATGAGATTAGCACAGCGCCTGTTAATGTGGGGATGAACACCCCTGTGGTATGTGCTGGAACACGAATAAAATATTTTTCACCGACTGTCAAGTCACCTGTGACTTGAACGTCCCAATTTTCCGTAACCCACGCCTGGAGTCTTTGTGATTCAGTATCTAAAAGTTTTTTTGATTTTAACGAATAAATTTCTCTTTCTTCACCATCGAGATTTATTTTATATTTTCCTTGTATTATACTCATTTATCCTGTTCCTCCTATAAAAGTCCCACTTTATATGTTAAACTTTTTTGATAAAAATCTGATGCATCTAATTTATTTACCACATAACCATAGATACTCAAATAAAATGTATCGTGATGCTGAATACATGCTGTTAATCGGCTGTCTTGAATTGTTTGATCGTAACTATAGGTTTGATAGTCGGTTAATGTAATGTCATTTAAATACCACTCACAGTCTCCATATTGCCAATCCGTTGTATATAGTCTAATCTCACCATCATGGGTAGTAAATCTATATCCTGGAATACAACCGTCCTCGATATTCGCCATTGAAACAATTTTATATTTGTCGTCGCCCAGTGGCACAGCAGCTACTACAATATAATAAATTAGTGGGACTGCACCTAGTTTAATAGTATTATTATAATTTTGAATAATATCACCCGTAGAATGATTGCAAATTGAAACGATTAAATCACAACTTAAATTATTATTAATAGCATTATTTATTAATTGGAAAGATGTGGCGTCAGTAATATTATACATGATATAATCATCATTCGCGCTAAAATGTTGATAAGCGTTTGGTAAAACATTTATCAACGAAGTGGCTTCTAAATTTGGAACTTTTAACTGTACTAAACAATATAATGATGACGGATCACCTGGAAAATTAGTTACCGTATTTATAATAAAAGTTTTGTCAAAAAATAGACGCGCTTCATATTGATTATTACGAGTGTTCACAATACGACGCATCGAGAAATTATAAAAATCATTACTTAAATAATTAGTAGTAACGGTCAAACAATGATTATCAGAAGATAAATCAAATTTTAAGATTTCAGATTTAATGTTTTGTGTCACTTCGGTATTATAAGTTTGATAATCAGTCGTCATTCGCGGACTAAAATAAAATTTATTATTATATTTATTTTCATTAAATTGAAACAATGAAGAATCATTAGACCCTAATAACTCCTTTAATTTTGCTCCTGTCACAAAATAATTTTCAAAAGATATAGGAACTGTACCCCATTGTGCTTTGTACCCAGAGGCACTAATTAATTGTTTATTTTCTGATCCTTCATCACCAACTAATTTTTCTATAGAAACAGGTCCATTAATATATTCTCCATTTAGTGAATCGCTGTATGACAGACCAGTCGCGCTAGACAAGTTTACCACCAATAATTTTCCGTCTGTTTCTGCTGGGAGAATTTCAATACCTTGGCCGCTGCCTTTACCCATATAAATATCACCTTTATTAATCAAATTTTTGGGTAAAATAGCTTCACGCATCGTATTAAGGGCAAGACCTTGAGCAATATATTCATTATTTGTATTAATTGACATAAATATCCCCCCTCTTTACGAAATATATAAGATATTATTCTGAATGCTAAACCTTTTTAAATACTCCGCCACTGTCCTATATACAATATATGGAGCAATTTTCGAATAATCATTAATCGTTACTGTATTCACTTTAATTTTATTAGTTGTTGCATCTTGACTTAAACTAATAGAAATTAAACCGTCATTACTTGTTCTTGTTGTGGTATCACACACATCTGTTGTTAATTTCTTTGCGGTAATTGTGTTATCTGGTATTAAATTAATATTAAAATCTTGAAATGTTGGTGCTACCCCTGGTCCATTACTCACTAAAATTTTATTAGCGGGATCTGATGTTCTTAATTTTGAAACAGATAATGTATAATTATCGATTAAAGAACCTGAAATTGGCCCAAATTTTAATCCACAAGTTTCTCCTGAGTCAGTAACCAAAGGAGTACCATTAATAACTCCACTACCTGGGTATAATTCCACTGTTTTATATATACGATATGTGTCATCACCCGCTACAATATCTTCATATTGACCCGTACCGACATAAATACCGCCTTTATCAGAAAGCAATCCTTTAGGTTGCATTGCTTTACGCATAATATCGGCTCTTAAATTTTGTATTATATTACCATTATTAACTACATTTGTCATAATCATGACCTCCTTTTTTAATTTAAATCTATATACATATAGTATTATTTACATGTGCACACATTTAAATCAAAAAACACATGTAAATTATCGTGCCCCGCACCCCGAGTAGAGCCGAGGCACGTATTTACGCTTGTTGACTTATTTTCGCAAATAACATATACACTTTGCGAATATTTCGTCAATATTATAACATGAAAATTTGTCCAAGTAAAACAAATTCCTTATTTTTTATTTTAATTCATGCTCATCAATCATACGAGCTGTATTAATTAAAATTTCTTTGAGCTGACCTTCAATATGAAATCTTTCAGCATTTTGTTCAATACTTTTCAATAAATTACCGTTGTTCATACGATGCGTTGCAGCTTTCCAGTCGCACAACATCTCAACAATATCTATTAAAGTCATATCGTTAATTCCATTAGCAAAATGCTCTGGATGATGACGATTCGTCGCATAATGATGATCTAACGCAGGTTTTAATGCTTCTAAACTTGCTTTATATTCATCACTATCATATTCTAAGCTAGATAAAATTTTAGTATATTTGGCAAATAGATCCACCTCTGGTGACTCTAATTTACTAGCATCATGATTGATACCTCTATCTGTCATTTTATCTGTCATAAAACGAATATATTTTCTCACTTTTTCAATATGCTTTTGTGTTTCCACATTGCATTCAGCAACTGTCATTATGTTGGGATCTTTTTCTTTTATAATAACTAAATGTTTTAATTCTCCACAACACTCACAGGTACTTTCTTCTTGGGAGTATGTTAAGTCTTCGTCTTTTGCTTGAGGGTCAACTTTTTCTTTATAGCATTTTTTACAATATTGCAGCATAAAAACCTCCGTTTATTTTGAAATAAAATCGATCTTTTATTTGCAAGAATGGGCTGATAAATAAATATCAGCCCATAAAAATAAAATTGTTAAATTGTATTATATAAATCTTTAACGACTATTACGGCTTAGATCAGCTTTTGTGCGGATTGCTCTAACGAAAGCATCGGCATCAAATGAATCATCAGCTGAAACATTCATTGTAAGATTTGTAATATTAAATGATTCATCAACAGCAGATTGATTAGCTGGAGTTCCAAATGTTGAATTGAAACCGAATCCAGGCATCATAAGACCTTGAGCAATAGCAGGAGCTAATTCTCCTAATTGCCATAAGTTCTTGGTAATATCAGCAGGAACAATACCTGTTGCAGAAGGTAGAGAAGTAATAGTTCCATGAGGTGTAATAATAGCTTCCGTTCCTAATTCATTAATTAGAGATGGTCCACCAGCAAAGTTTAGCGTACCCAAAGCATTGGCGCCAACAATAGCTCCTTTTTCGCCCCATGCGCCAGATCTTGTACCAGATCCATCTAAATAATAACCTCCACCTTTGCCAGCAAGTAGTTTCTTTTCCTCCTCGCTCATATCATTAACGGACGCAGTAAATAAATTACCATCTTTAATAACAACAGCTTCTTGATCACCATGAGCGCCAATTAAAAGAATATTTTTTACTTTAGACGCATAACTTGATAAATCGGTTGCATCGCCAACTGAATATTGAGTTAATTCATATTTTAATCTTTCTTTAGCTTTCATATCTTTAGCACCAGGTTTACTATAGGCCATACCATTCCAGAAATAAATAACTGTGCCATCTGGTAAGAAACCATGAGCCCATTTTTTCTTTTCTGTCATATCGCCATATACCCACTTAGCTTCTTGAGAGTCGGCCGCTGTCATATCACCAACCATATATTTCTTATAAGCGCCACTACCGTCATTACGGTCGTTTGTAAGGAAGACATCTTGTCCCTTAACTTTTGAACCACCATTATAAAGATTATCAGTGACTGTGCCACCCATAGAAGTCGTTGACATGTAATCTAAATCATCCGATGAAATATAACCGTTGGATAGAGCTTGAGTTCTTAAATTACTATATTCTTCTAATGCATCATTATATGCCGATCTTTGTTCATTGGTAATTTGTAGTTTATCTTTGCCTTCTAATTGAGCTGACAATTCAACTAACTTCGATTTAGCAGCAGCTAAACCACCTTTTACATTATCTTTAGATCCACCAGCGCCATATAAGGCCTCTTGACGCGCAAGCTCTTTGTTTTCAATATCTTCATTAATTGCACCTGTCGTGCCTCCAACATCAATTTGAATTCCTTCAACAGCAGTTTGAACCGCTTGAATATATGAGTTGACAGAACCCTCACCTTTACCAAAATAAGATTCAAACAATTCTTGTTGTTGTTTCCATTTTTCAGCATCTTTGCGATCTGAAATACGTTGTTTTTCAGCCTCGATCTCTTTAATGGTTTCTTCCAAATTAGAAATTTGTTTTTCTGTACTAAGACTATCGAGTTCTTCTTCTGCTGCGGCAATTGCTTCTTGATCAGCCTCATAAACCCAGCCAACACCTTCTCGCCAAACACGTTTTTTCTCATTTAAAGCTGTTTCTAACTTATTACGAGCTTCCAATAATTTATTTTCGTATTCACGTTGAGCAGTAATTTGCTCTAAAGCTTCTTTTTGGCTATTTAAGTTTTCTAACTGTTCATCTAATAGATGAACTTTATATTCATCCATTTGATCAAATAACTCACGATATACATCCACTACCGCATCCACATTTTCTAATTGCCCAGCAACTAGTTCTTGAATAGTCGATGAAAAATCTGAATCACCATTGCGCGCTAAATATTTCATTAATCCAGTAATTGAAGTTACAGAACTTAATTCATCACCAACTGTGTTAAATTTGGCGCTAAATTGCTCATTCTTTTGAAGTTCTGGTAATAAAGTCTTTGTATAATATTCTTCTTGATCATAAATTTCTTGGATTAATTTTTCAGCTTGAACATTTGCTAATTGACCTAGATCTTTCCAAAATTCTGACAATAAGGCTGGAGTATCTCCCATTAAATTGATTAATTCAGGATACTGATTAATAATCATCATTTCTTTTTCATATTGAGATTTAGTTGAATCAGTTAAGAAAGTAATATTTTCAGTTAATTTACTCATCTTAGTATTCAAATCATCAATCGTCGACATGAAATCGCCGAGTTCAATACGTCCAAATTGATCCTCCATATTACTCAATGCATCAACCGAAACTCCTAAAGCAGTGGCAAAATTTTGTAATAAATCTGTATCATTCTTTTGTAAAGCTTCTGATAATGTATATGCATTTCCAGTATACACAGCATTTAATGTGGAATTTTCTTTAATGGCAGTTTTTAATAATGATTGAGCATATTCAGACAATGATCCATCGGTACTAAATACATCAGAATTATATAAACCACCAATAGATTCTAAATATTCTCCAAATGCTTGTTCAATACCATTTTTACCAATATTTTGTTTTAGTTGAGCTTCTGAGAAGTTGGCTAAGAAAGTACCGTCAGCACTCTTCATACCTAGAACAGCTTCTTTTGCATATGATTCGTCTAATTCCTTGTAATATTGCTCTTGTTCAATTTGAATTTGTTGTAATGTATCTTTGATTTCTTGAAGTTCAGAAATTGCAGCAGTATCACCTTCAGTACGAGCTAAATCAATGGCCGCTTCAACTTCATTTATTTTATCTTCATATGTTTTACCACGTTCGGCATTTGCAGCTTCTAATTCAGCTTGTTTCTTTAACTCTGCTTCCTTGGCTGCCACAATACCAGCAGTAACGCCCGTTACAACCATAGTTGCACCAGCCGCAATCCAACCAGCAACAGGAATACTAGACAAGCCGCCTGCAATAGCAGCTCCGACACCAATAACGGCGGCGGCAGATGCTACACCAACCGTAGCGCCAGTTTCCCATCCAGCCTTATTACCAGCCGCCTTAACTTTTTCTTGATAATCACTGTCTTTATATTTTAACCAAGCTTCGTCAGCCGCTTTTCCGCGTTGATTGTTTTCTTTTGCATTTGAAGCAATAAAATTTTCTCTATTTGCCTGTTCTTGGGCAATTAACATTGCTTGAGATAATTCGCGTTGTGCGGCGACATCACCTTCAACATTTTTAGTAATTTCTAATAAATTAGAACCGAACTTATCACCTAAAATATTTTTTAAATATTTTTCATACTGTTCTCTTCCTGTTTTATTTACATCACGACCTTCTTCATCTCGTTTATATAAAGTCGAGATCATATCATCTAATTCTTTTTTACCGCTATCTAAATCGCCCGAACTTGCAGCTTTGGCAAATTTATCAAGATTTCCTGTAATAGCATTCAATGTCTTTTTACTATTGGCTGCTTCTTGTTCTGATCGAGCTAAGCCTCGACTGACGCCATATTTGTTACCCCAATTGTTTTTTACACTTAAATCATATAAATGTGAAAAAGCTGGACCGAAAATTGGAATACCAGAAGCAATACCTGATACAGTACTCCATTTTCTACTTGTCGCTTCTTCTTCTTTTGTCATAGCCGCTTGAATTTCTTGGCCAGTCGAATCAGTAATAGTCGAAGATTTAGCATAATTTTGAGAGCCCATAAGTCCTCCCATTGCCATCGCTGCGCCCATCTGAATCATAACTCCAGCAGCCGCACTACCTTTTTGTGCTTTATTAGCCTCACTTTGTTGTTGTTGTGCTTGTAATTGTTCATTACTAGCTTGGGCATTATTTAAGCGTGTAGTCCAACTCTTATTCGCTACTTTTCCTGTTTTCTTTGATATCCATTGACCTTTGTCGTTTTTCGTCCAACCTTGAAGGGTTTTATTATTAGAAGCAATCTGACTATTAATATTGTTTATTTGTTGTTTATTTAAAGTCTTACCTTGATCTAATCTCATTTGATTAAAATAATTTTGATAAGTACCAGTAGAATCTTTTTGTACCATATCTTTGGTCACTCTAGACGGAGCCGCCCATTTTGATAATTGTCCGTTCTTAAGAACTTTATACATTTTCCCTGTTTTAGGGTCCATTTGATATGTTTTATTTTTATAAGTATGTTGTAATACTTGAGTGCCATTAATTGTTGTTCCTTGAGTATTAATTAAATTTTGCGCCGCTACATATCCACCACTATTAAATATTGGTGTTGATCCACCTGTTCCATTTTGATTATCTTGCTGTTCGGCTTGTGTATTTCCTAAAACAGCACGTGTATTCGTTTCAATGGCACGCTGTAAGGTAGTAACTTTAGATATTAATGTTTGAATCACTGTTTGTGATTGATTCATTTTATAACCTTGTAAGCCACCTATGCCTTTAAGACCTTTTCCCAGTAATGAAACTCCGCCATAAGTAACGTCGGACGCCACGGTTTTAATGCCGCCTACTACTCCTAAACCAGATAAACGACTACCAGCTCCTGCGAGACCAGTAGTAAGCCCTGTACCAAGAATACGGCCGAGTCCAGCACCGATACGTAAAGAGGCAATTCTCTCAGTCCATTTAATTAATGAAGGAAGAATATCTACCAGTTTTTCGATAATTTCATTAATTTTAATCATTAAATTTTGTAAATTAACATTATTACCTAATTCTTCCCATGCTGCCGCAACTCTCTTTTGAGATGCTTCTAAATTATCAGAATAAGCATTATATTTTTTAATTGCAGTACCTTCTGAATTAGCCGATACTTCAATTAATTCATGGTATTTATCCATATTTTCCATTAAAACAAGGAATGATTCACGTTGTCTTGTACCAGCAAAAGCTGTTGCCAACGCATTTTTACTAATTTCATCAATACTTGCCCATTTTTCAGCGATATCTTCCAACACATCACTAAAATCACGAAGATCGCCCTTACTATCTTTGAGTGAAATACCCAAAGTTTTAATAACTCTTTCAACATCGTTTATTGATGTGCCGTCTTCTCCTTCGCCCATATCTTCAAAAGCACCAGCTTTAACATTACCAAATCTAGAAAGAATGGTTTTTAATGCATTACCTGCACTTGAAGGAGCTGCTTGTGATACGTCCATAATAGTTGTCGCCATCGCAATAGCTTTGTCCATATCTAAACCAGATAATTGTGCAGTTGTAGCAAATTGACTTAATGCTTCAGCAATACCACCTGCACTGGCAGCTGCTTTCATATCAACACTAACTAATTTATCTACAACACTAATTGCATCGCTAGCCTCAAGTTTAAAACCTTTTAACATTGATGTTAAATTTTGTGTAGCTTGAGCAGAGTCGATCATACCCAATTTACTTAGATATAAAGAAGATGTAACTAGTTCTGTAACATCAGCAGCTTCATAACCTTGTCTTAACCAAGAGTTAGCAGCATTAGCAACTTCCGTAGTAGTTGCACCAAGTTGTTTACCTAATTTACTATAAGATGTAAGTAAACTCATTGTTTCTTCTTTAGTATTACCTGTAACAATTTGTAAATCCACTAATGATTTATTCATTGATTTAACTTGTGTTTCAACAGTTTTAAGACCTTGTCTTAATTTTTGGAACAACGCATTAAATGAAGTTTGATACATTAAGAATTGCTTAGCAGATTTTGCGAAATTCGAACCGAAACTACCAATAAATCCACGAACGCCTTGTTGTTTTTCGGCTTGCACAGCACGGGCCATAATATTATTTTGCTCAATTTGGCTTTTAGCGGCTGCATCGTCACGAATTTTCTTCGCCTTATCATTATTATCATAACCATGAGTTTCCTCAAATTGTTTAATGATTCGATCTTGCTCTTCTAATTGTTTTTTTAATTCTGCTTGATTTTGAGCAAAATATTGTTGTTGTTTTGGATCTTTAGCAAAGGTTGTATTATATGCCGCATCCATAAACTGTTTATTAGTAACAGTACGTGTTTTTATTAATGATTGATATTCTTTTAGATGATCTTCTTCTAAACGAGCTTGTTTAGCTCGTTCTTTCATCGCGGCTTCACCATTGATTGCTTCTCTTCTCTTTGGATCATCAATAGCCGCAATCGCATCGTCAATTAACTCTTTCTTTCTTTCTAAAAGAGCAATTTCCTCTTTAAGATCATTTTTAAATATCTCGGCTTCTAACTGCTCGGCTTCTGTTAAGGTTGCCGTAACTACCGAACTACTCTTTAATTGATCTTCTTTTTCGGCCAATTGTGCGCGAACATTTCCACTAGCACTAACTAATTGTTTATCGCTCAAAAAACCATAATATTCATTAACTTTAATACCAGTATCAGTTTTTAATTGTTTTAAATGAGCAGCATTATCTACCTCTTCTTTAATTTTATCAACTTCTTCTGGATTAAGACTCATATCATGTTCAGCAAGATAAGTTTGAATTTCAGCTTCTTTAGATTGTTGTTGATTCTTTAATTCCTTAATATAATCTTGAGTAGCTTGCGGATTTTTTAGATTACCGCCTTGGTGTTCAACTTTATATAATTCAGCATCTAATTTAGCTTTTTCTTTAAGTAATGCATCATAACCTTTAAGATTTTGATTAAATTGCAATTGTTTTTGTTTTTGCTCTTTTTCAGCCTCTTTTCTGGCTTCTTCATCTAATTTCGCTTGTCGTTCAGCTTCTTTGTCTGCACGTTTTTGATATTCGTCTTGAATATCTTTATCAATACCAGCTTTACTATCGTCAGCTTTAATAGCTTCTTCAATTAAATTCTTACGTTGTTGAAGTAATGCAATTTCTTCCTCTAGTACTTTTTTATATTTTTCCTCAGCTTCAGAATTGCCTTCAATTTGTCCTTTACGATCATTTAATGCATCAATTTTGTCTTGAACATTTAAATAATCCTTGGCCAATCCAATACCTTTTCCCATATACTCATTTCCAGGTAAATCTACTGTTCCTGGAAGAGGGATATTACTATATAAACGACCAATTTCATCTCGATAATCATCTAAAGTGCCGTTGCCATTCATTAAATTATCAACGATCTTCATATAACGAGAAAGGCTAGTTTGGTCAATATTTAATTTATGTAATTTATTACCTTGAGCTACGTAACCTTCAACCTTATCGGCTTTCTTTAAACTCTTAAAATAATTTGCACCATCAAATTTTTCGCCTGGGTTAAAATATTCCCAAGAAGATTGTAAATTTTTATAGATATCTAAATCTTTAAAATCTTCAAAATTTTCATATTGATGAGCAAGTTGTCTCATAGTTTCAAGGTTATTATAGTTTAAAACACCTTGAATAACGTCACTAACACCGACAGCTTTTTTATCTTTATTTTTAAAATCAAAGAATGCGAAAGTGTCTTTCTTATTACCGAACGCATCGGTTTTTAATAAAGTAGAATAGTCGGCTCTAGTAATAGTGCCTTGATTTCCTAAAAAACCTGCTGAAATAGTTTCAGTGCCGCTACTAGTTTTATCATATCCTCTGAAATTTAATAAGGTTGATAACATGTCGCTTTGGCCAATACCTGTTTCTATTTGTTTTGCTAAAGTTGAGTCACCATATAAATCGCCCAATGCTTGTTGTAATAATTCTTCTTTTTCTTTATATCCGATTACGCGATCTTTACCAACTTTACCGCCATAAATAGTTCTATAAGCTGTTTCTGTTAAACCTTTAAGCGTTGAAACACCTTTAACTCCTTTAAAAGCACCTCTTTGAACATCATTATATACTGCATCAAAACTCTTATACTTACCGTCTAAGCCCATTTTCTTTAGTTGCATAAATACGTTGGCAACGTCTTCTGAAACGTGACCAGCATCTGCAGCTAGATAATGTCCGCCGACTGCTTGTTGTAATTCTTCAGCGCTACCATAGCCAAAGAAGTCATTTTTATATTTAGCTTTTCCCTCAATAATATCTTTGATTTGTTTATCTAGATATTGTTGATTGTCATAATTTGTTGGATTTAAAGCATTTGTAATTTTAGATGCTGACCAAGAATTAAATGAATTAATTAATCCTTTTTCATTTTCACCCAATTGCTTAGCCACATCAAATGGACTACGGAAGATACCTCCTCCGCCTCCGCCGCCTCCAGAGCCGCCTAGGGCACCAGTAAATTCTTTTAATGCTGATGTTGCCTCAATTAAACTACCAACGAAAGCTCCCATGCCTTGCATTTGGGCTTCCATAGCAGCGTCAACATCGATCATCTTTTCTGTACCAGGTCTATCGGCTTTATGAGTAGCTATGTCAAATATACCATTCTGTCCAGCTGTGAAAACTCTATTCCATGTATCTTGCCAATTTTTACCTGTTAAACTAGTGTTTAACTTTGTAAACATACCAGATAAAACATCTTTTGTAAATAGGTTCTCAAACGCATCTTTATTTTTTTCATATTCGGCAGTATTTAATACGCCGTTTTCATCAAATTGAGGAAGAATCTTTAGAAAATCGTCTTTAGTTCCATTATAACCAGAACTTGATATTAAATTCCATAAATTTTCTTGTGCCTCTGCTCGATTACCAAACTGCAACATTTCTGTAGCAATTTGTGTACCAATTCTTGATGCGAAAAATGAAGAGCCTTCTCCTTTTTTAAAACCCGCATTAATACCTAAATCATCTAAAATTTTGAAGAAATCTTTTTGTTGGAAATCTCCTTCTTTAGTAGGATCAAACATGGATGTTAGTTTCATTATATTATTCATATAATTCTTGAAGAACTTGCCTTCGACTCCACCCTCTAATATTTTTTTAGATGAAATTGCTTCTTGCGTAACAGCTTCAAAAATCGAGCTCACTGCCAATGCAGCCATTGCATCTTCACTGTCTTTACCTTGTAAATTTCCTTCAGAACTGATTTTCATGCCTACTAGACCATTGTGTAAATTTTGATAAATATTAGAAAATTGTCCAACTTTCTCTTTACCAAATCTTTCAGCAATACCTGCTTCAATAGCGGTTCTTTGTCCAGCGGCTGCAACTTTAAGGGCTTTTTGTTCATCAAGGGTTAATCCAGCAGCAGCCCATTCTTCTTCATCTTTTTTTTGTGCCATAGCTTGAGCAGCCGCAGCTACTTGAGCTCTTTTTTCATGCACTTCTTGAATTTTATAAGATGCAGTTGTAGCTTCTTGGAAAATTTGTGCAATTTGTTCTTTTGTTTTTTCTCTAAAATCTTTAATATTAAAACCTAATAACATTGAAAGAATAGAGTCACCATCGAAGTCCGCATTTATTTCTTTAGCTAATCCTGTTCCGATTTTAACAACATCAGAATTTCCTGCAACTCTTAAACCTGCAAATTTTAAGTCTTCACCATGTGAAAATGGATAACGGCCAACAATAGAGGCTAAACTTTCCCCGTTATATCCCTCTCGTTCTGTGTCTACGATACTAGCAATTTCAGAGGCCAACTTTTTGCTATCCCATTTGCCAATTTTTTCATCACCTTCGAATGTGTAGGCCGAATTTTGTTGATATTTATCTCTTAACGCCTTGTACATTCCAAGTAAGCGAGCATTATTAACTTCTTTCCATTTCTTCTTATCTTCACCATCTAATTCAGGTGCAGTTGTTAGCATTTTTGCTAAATTATCTTTTGATAATGTAATACCGCCTGTAGCTTGTAAAATTTTTTGTTTTAACAATGCCTTGTCTTCAGGATCAGTTGCGTCTTTATATTCTTGATATAATTGTTCCACTTCATGTGTATTAAAACTTTCAGATTTTCCATACGTAGCTGACGTACTCGCGCTATGAGAAGCAGCATCATAAATCATTCCACCTTTTTGGAAGGATGTATTAACTGTATTGTAGTAAGTCTCTTGAGCATTTTGTACAAACTCATGTGTTTTTTCTGTGATTTGCTTCCTATTGCCTTCGTCATCAAAATATGTATTAAGTAAACTATTAATATAAGAACCAAAGCCAGATCCTTGCATCATAATATCTGAACTAACTACAGTTTGAACTTTATCTCCATCTGTAAGTTGTTCAAGACGTTTTTTTGACGTGCCGCCAGCGATTTTGCCCAACTCTTGGCTATCAGATGATGGTACATAAATTAAATCGCCATTAGGAGTTTGAACATATACATCTCCTGTGATATTTCGTTCATTAATGATTTTACCAATTTTACCTTCAATAGTTTTTGAGAAAGCCTCTTGAGTAATTTTACCTCCGACGTAATCTTCTTCCCCTAATTCTTCCATTTCTTTCATACCATATAGTTCTTTAAGGTCAATGATGTTATTTTGACCAATTTTCGAACGGTCTGGTTGATTAAGTGGATTAATTTTTTGAGCCATTTTTTTTAAGTCGTCATATTGCTCCGAACTCATAGTTGTATTACTATACATAGAGTCTAGGACCATTTCTAATGATTTAATTCTTTCTAAATCTCTTTCACTGCCAGCAATTGAACGAGCAATTCCTGTACTTAGTCCTAAAGATTGACGTCCTCTATAACCACCAATACCCCAACCTTGACCGTTTCTTTGTGCTTTAATAAAGACGTCATCATAACTTCTCGCATTATGTAATGCATATGAATTATAACCAAAAGCAGGAGTATTAAATTTAATACCTGAACGAATTTCTGGAATTTTATTATTATTACTATCTAATATAAAATTTCCTTTACTGTCTTTTTTATATTTAATATTTCCTTCGCTGTCAACTACTTGTTGTATAAAATGTTCGGCTGTACCCGCTTTTAGAGTATTAAACCAGCCCATTAAAAATTCTTCAGTTTTTTGAATACGTAAAGACTCATCTTTAATTTTATTAATAGTTTCTAAAACAGCTGTATTATCTAATATTTTACCATTTTCAGCTTTGACAGAACCGTATCCGTTATCTTTTAAAAATTTATTTAATTCTTTATTAATTTGTGTAATAACTTGTTCTTCTGTTTGACCAGCCGATGATCCTTCGGCCACACGTTCTTGAATTAAAGACTTTGTAATACCAGTAATATCACTGGCCATAGTCTTATAACCCATTTCATGTTCTCGGCCTTTTAATACGTCTACTTTATGATTTTTATTAAATTTTGCGTAATCTTTACCTAAAACATATTCAGCAAATTTTTCAATAAATTTGCGATCCACAAGAGTGGTAGTAACACGCTCATCTTGTCCAGGCGCAATTAATTTGCTTCCATTATGTAATGCTTCACTGTAAGACCATTGAATATCCTTCATAATACCATTTGTAATAATATTTGCAGGATTAATTTTTAAACTATTTTTATGAGCTAAAACTCTAGGATCTAATACTCCTAGCGCATTTTTCATAACTTCTTCTCTTAATTCTTTATATTGTGCACCTGATACAATAGAATCAAAAGTAGTACCTTTCTTTAAATTTAAACTCTTATATTTACTATCTTTTAAAGAAAGTTTAAGTTGTTTTTCTAATTCTGCTTTCCATTTATCTCCGCTAACACTTATAGATCCTTTTTCTTCTTTAATTAAATCTTCTTGGAGATCTTTTGCGACAAATACTTTACCTTCTCTAAACGCATTATATACATCACCATATTGTTGAACAATTTTCTTTCTAATTAATTCATTTTGACGAGCAGCGGACATCTTCTTAAAATTTGCATCAGAACCTGATTCTAATTGTTTGCGTAAATCAGCTTCTAATGTCCTTAAAAATCCTGACATTGCTTTTTCGTCAGAAGTTAAAGTTCCATAATCATGAGCATCATAATTTTCATTTTGAGTTCCGAAACGCTTTTTAATACCATGTGTAGGAGCGACTATATTCTTGGCTTCTTGTAAATTTTGCATAAATTTTCTTGAGAAATTTTTGCCTAAACCACCAAAAGTTTGTTCAGCTCCTCCAATACTAATTTGTCCATGTTTTAACGAGCTTTGAGATGTATTATTAATATTACCAGGTAATTTAATTACTTTGGCAATTTGTTGTAAATCGAAAAAGTTTTTAAGATCTTTTTCGGTCCAGTCCTTAAATAATTCAAAACCATTTTTACCTACTAACTCTTTATTAGTATAACCTGCTTGTTTTAGAGAAATTAACATGGCAGCATCTTCTCTGAATTTATCAAAACCTGCCCCTTGCATTTTATAAACTTTGTCTAATTGACGATATTTATTCATTATTTTACTAAGACCAGCAAATTGTGTACCTTGACCACCACGATACATCATTTCATGGAAGTATTTAGTCATATTTATAGTTTTAGTTCCATTAATCGCATTTTTTATTTGATTATCAACCATTTGCATTTGACGATTGAAATCACTTTGATCGCTCTTCGAAATAAATTGAGGTTGCGCTTCAACTTCTTTTTTTGCACGTCTTTGTAAAGTTTGAAAACCAGCAGTACCTTTTGTAAGAGCAGCTTTTAAATTGCTTGCCCATTCTTTTGATTCAATATCAATTGTTTCTACCATACCGCCTATAGTTTCTAATATAGCTTGTTGAGCACCCATAACGCCGTCTTGTGTCATTACGAGCAAGTCATGTTGTAGACCTTTATATGTTTGTTCTACACCCTTTTCAATGACTCCTAATTTCATAGTCATTTCTTTTGCAATCTTGCTTGGATCAATTTGAGTGCCTTTTTCATGTAGACCTAAATATAAATTTGTGCCGTGGGCTGTTTTTTTAGTAAACATAGACACTTCTTTATTAAATTGTCCCATAACTTTATTAAGATAACTAATAGTTTGTTCAACTGTTTTTTCTGAAGCAATTTGTTTATCTACTATTGCTTCATTAGCTTGAGTCAAATAATTGATCAAACTCTTTTTCATTTCATCTGTGAAATCATCAAGTTTATTAATTTCTTTTTTAAGATTTGTGTTATCTTTGAAATTTAAAGTAATTACATTAGCCATACAATTTGCCTCCTTTTTAAATTATAATGTTAGTATGGAGTAAGTTGCAGTCCATACCATTCTGGTTAAACATATTTATTTGTTTCTTCCTATGTAGATTTTTCATTGTTTGTTTTAGCATTACACCATACCTCCAGTATTTTTCATGATCCCGAATAAAAGGGATATTTTATTTTTTAAAAAATGCTAAACTAATAGTACCCCAATTAAGCGATGCTATTAGTTTAGCATTTTTTTACATTGCTCAATTTGCAACAAAAAAGATGGGGCAATACCCCATCCATTGTCTAAATAATATACCTCAGTTTATAATAAAAGTTTTATCTTATGCTATACATTAATTTAATGAGTTCATCAAACATACTATTTAAATTAATACGTCTGCCGTCGCCAAATAATAAACGAATATCGGCGGGATTCTCACTCTTAAATGTCATGTGATAACTGCCATATTTTTTAATAAAGTTATTTCTTTCCTTGTAATAAGCATCAATAGCTTCATTAATTTTTTTGTTATATTCATCTTCTAAAGTAGCAATAACTTTAAAAGCTTCTTCGACCTTTTTTGCATCTGCAATTCTTTGCTCTTTTAATTGTAATGCAGCTTTATTTTTTTCTGCATATTGTTTATCGGCTTCTTTACATTCTTCTAAAGAATTATAAATTTTACCATCATCTGATACATATTTCATAATTTTAAATACCTCCTAATGTATAAAAATTTGTCTGATCCTATTCAGACTAAATATATAAACAGAATAAACCTGAGGTGCATTTATCTGCAAATACCTTTTTTTCATCTTTTAAGGAAAAGATTAAACCCTGTTTATATGGAAAACAGAACCATCTTGACAAAAGTAAGTTTTGTCATGTTTGTCATCATAGATCTTATTGATCTTCAAACTATATTTACCTAAAAGGTTATACATTTTTTGATTAGCATCAGATCTGCTACTAAAAGATTCAGAAATGATTTTCTTATGATCGGCCTTTTCAAAGTACAAGCTATAGTTATGATGACTGCAAAAATTATTACTGTACATATCTATACCTCCATGATTAGTTTAATGACTTTTCGGTCAAGGTATAAATATAAAAAATTCTTAATGACATAACTAATGAAATATTGTGAGCCTTCACTCTACTCAATTATTAAATGTCTTGTTAGCTAACGGATACAACAAGTCTGAGCATGAGGTCGCGACCCCCACACTTCTTGCCGCTTTAATCACCGAAAGGAATAATACCTTTAAGTTTCATCGAACGTTCAGAAAAAAAATATATCCATTAAAAAAATATATCCATTTTTTATGCTTTCTCGTTATTTGTAATGTGCCATACGACTACTCCTACTCTCCTCTTTCTTATATTATGTTCCCATACATCAAGGCACACAGTATTGATTGGCATTTCCTAAAGCCCCGCATCGGCGGCCGAGCCGACCACTTTAGGATTATTCCCCACTGGGGCGTCTATTGCTACTGCGAAAGATTTGATAGCTTAAACAGATAATAACCTCGCACAACGTCACATTATCGCCCCATGTTGAGGGCTCTTTACCAAGTATCACTACTCGGCTCTGGGCTCGATACTCTAACTATCATTAAAGTATCTTCCTAGACTGTGCTCGTCTCTGGGAACCGCATATAATAACGGTTGTGCACCCAGATACAATGATTTCATTAGTTATATCATTAAGATATTGTGAGGGGGAGATTTGGTTGATCTCCCCTTATCACAGTTATTATTATATAGTATTAGTTGACATACGTCAAGTTAATTCTCTATATTTTTTATTTGTTGTTCTAATTCATTAATTTGAATACGCCAAGTACGTCGTTGTAATTTAATTGCCTCGTAGTCTTGAATAGTAATTTCGCCCTCAGCGTATTTAATAGCTTGATAGTCTGTAGCTAATAAATTTTCTTTTAAAATAATAATTTCTTTATTTTTAGCCCAGATTTGTTTTTGCTTTTCCGAAGGTTCTTCTGTTTTTACATGTTCATTCCATTCTGCTTCTGTAATCGGAATTAAACCTTCATATATTTTAGTATAATTATAATAATTACCTTTTTCATCTTTATAATAATATCTTTCCATTCTGATCTCCTTTATAATGCTGTGATGGTTACAGTTTCGGTTCCGTTAAAATATATACTAGAACTTCCATTATAAAAACCTTTCAAATACATATAGGATGAACTGTGCATATTAGCATCTATCATACGCCCCGTAGTCTCAAACCCACCTATATTATTATTATATACCCAAGCGGAAACAAATTTTTCTAAATAATAAGCGTTATATATACTATCCCAAGATGGTGCTGTAGAGCTAGCTGTAATAATTTGCAATTTATAACCACTTACATAACCAAAATCAACTAAATATAATGATGTACCACCTCCGCCTCCTGACGCAGAAATAGTCACAGTACCGCTAGAATTGGTTAAGGTGATACCAGATCCAGCAGTAAGTCCCAATGCGGTAGAAGATGAACTCGACAATATTTGAGTGCCATTCATCTTAATCGGTCTATACGCATGCGACGTTAAAATACTTGCGATATTTACTGAATTTACACCGCCTGAAGAAGCAGTACTATATAAATTGTTTAAATATCGATAAGATCCATCGTAAGAGAAATAGTTAGCATCCCAATAATATGTAGAACCATTTTGATATCTATTCACCTCTAAAATACAAGGTCCACTTCCAGTGGCAACAGTATGTGTATTGGTACTAGTTTTACCATAATAATATATATATTTATAGCCACTATATGTTAGTTTATAAACTCCCGTTGTTAAATCTGTCAAACGAACGTATTGAGTAGATATTTCAGTGATTGCACTAGGAATATCACTGGTTAATGCAATAGTACCACTTTTTGCAGGATATGATATATTGTATTCGCCGCCTTCATCACAATCTGAGACTGTTATTCCTTTTGAATAATAATAAGCGTCGACATCATGTCCGTTAAAATTGTCAGTACCACCATAGAAATCAGAATCATCATACACACGAATATATGATTGGAATGTCTTAATACTGCTAATAGTTTGTTCTGTATCAGTAGTTACCATATTAGACGGAGTAATACCACTAAGTATTTGTGTCATCGTTTTGGATGTTGTTCCATCTGTAAATCCACTGCACTGTAACCAACCGTTTTTATCTACAGTTAATATATTTTTAGGTATTGATGAATCACCATAACCAATAATAAATGCCTTATTAGAATCCGAAGCATTATATTTACCAAATATAGTTTGTAGATCACCACTAGCAATTAAACCTTGACCATATGTAAATGATATATTTCCTACCGATGAACATTTTTGTCCGCCAGCAAAAGCAAAATCGCCAGGAGCATATGTTTCATCGCCTTGAGTAAGTGCACCATAACCAAGAGCATATGTATTTAAACCAAAAGATGTTGAATAGGTGCCCTCTGATTTACTATTACCATTAAACATGGCTGAGTAGTTAGCAGGCGCACCTGCTGATAAACCAGTAAAACTATAACCTCTTGGTGTTGCATTAAATGTTCCAACAGGTGATTGTTGTATTGCTTGAGCGCCACCATTTTCAATATTATCACAATGTGATAAATGAGCTAAAGTAATTTTACCTAATTCAGGTAGTATACATTTACTTAAACCGTATGTACTTATTGTGCCTTTAGCTTCATAAAAATAGTAGAACGCTAAATTACCCATCTTCTTTAAACTATTACTTAAATCCAAATCATTACTATAACAAATAAATTCATAAGCAGTAGACACTAAGCTTGTCGTACTTGGTGAAGCTGGATCTGGAATATATTTTACTGCATTTCTAACCAACCAAGCATATGGGCTATCAATACCTAATGCTGTATAAATTGAAGATAAATCTACTTTTATAATAGGATATTCTAAATTTTCAAGAATAGCTTTTTGTTCTGTGGTTAAATTTGTGATATATTGGATACTAGATATAGTACCAATTTGTGCCGCTGTAATCGTAATAGTTTTAACTTTTTCTAAGGCGCCAATATTAGTAGTGATTTGTAATTTTTGGGCATCACTTAAACTTTGTGCTGTATCAAATCTTGCATATCTATTCGTTAATTTAGTAGTGCCTTCATAAATATTACTACTGCCATCAACTTGAAATCTAATAGAACCATCATCTTCATCATATAACGTAAATGGTCCATCAAATGGACTCCACATGACAATTTTATCGCCGTCTATATAAATACCCGATGACTCTGCTTGACCTTGTGACAATGATACACCATCACTATTCCATGTAATTGAAGAAGGTTTATTTGTACCAGGATATGCTGGTGTACCGATCTTAATTTGATATTTATCAGAACTAATATGATATGCGTTTGTTGTTATTTTAGAACTGACTTTAAGATCAGTTAATATACTTTTTTCTGCCATGTTATTTTACCTCCTTCTTTATATTTTTTATGCAGAAAGCCCATGAGTATAATGCTCCTGGGCTCCGAAATTCTTACCATGTAACGACTAACATGTTTCTGTCATCAACAATATCAACGGTATAACCATTGGATTGAAGATCATCAATTAAGTCTTTAACTGCAGCTGCACTACAATCTTCGAGATCCCACATCATTTTTGTTCTGTTTTCATTGGCACAATATTTAATATTTTTGTAAACATTGTTTTTTAAAAAATTAGACATTTCTGACATTGCTCGAGCGTCAGCGGCTCTTAAAATTTTAGTTTTTTCTTCCATAACGTTTTCCTTTGCACTGACGGGCTATTCTACTTATGGCTAGAACGCGAGCCCGATTTATTAAATTAAAATGTAGGAAAACCATTCTTAGGTTTAACTACATATTCAATTTCTACTTGATGATTTTTTATATCTTCAGCTAACCAGTAATCAATATTACTTTCTGCTATTAAAAATGTGCGATTATCATACATTTTAGGAGACTCCCAATGATTATGTTTTTTACCATCTTTCCACACGAATTTAGGATCGTGCATATAATCGATAGGTTCTTCAACCAATAACTCATAATATCCATTATGCAAAGGTTTATATCCAATTAAAGAGATTCTTCGTGTTCTTTCTGGAAGTTGATATAAAAAATAATTTTGACATACGTTTAAATATAAATCAGCTAATTGTTTTTTATAATCTGTAAACAATAAACTGTCGTGAGCATAGTCTTGTATAGAATCATCTCTGACGGAATTAACATAACTTTCTTGAGAAACTATTATATGTTCTGATGTTCCATACGAAATATATGGAAAATAAGGTAGAAGATCTAATAATGTATTAAAGTAAATGGGCACTTCAATATAAATACCTTTTTTCTTCATGTCTTTAAAATTATATTCTTTTCCCCAATATATAAAAATATATTTTTCACATGTTCTACAGCCACCATTGCATCTGTTATCCACGACACTATATTCTTCTTTTCTATAATCAAATGTATTGCAGTGTGACTTTATAAAAGAATATTCTTGGTCTCCAAACCACTCTTGTAAATTAATTTTTTTATTTTGATAAATAACACCTTTGGTTTTTTCCTTAAAATTTTCAAAATTTTTAAGTAAATCTCCTTCTCTTCCACTCCAAATGTAATCACATAAATCACATTTACCACTTAAAAATGACATAATTTATCCCCCTTTAAACTTTTGGTTTCTTAAATGAGCTTTTGGCTCTACTAAGTACATATTTTGGCGCGATGGGAGGGATCGAACCTCCAAGGGATCTTGACTTCAATTAATATGCCTTCCCGCTGACTTAGAATTAAGTCCGTCTACCATTTCCGAACATCGCCATATTGAAAATGGAAGCTTATACATATACGCTAGCATATATGAATTGGTTTACCAACCAGGTTCCTGTTTAGTCGGAACCACTACACTTATATGATAATTTACTTGTTTTAAAAAGTCAAATAAATTCTCTATAATTTAAAATGAAATGTGAATTTTATTATGCAAGACTACTGCCTGCAACACAAAGAGCTGCATATCCAGTTGGTGCTGAATCTGCATTCATGGTAATTGTAGCGCCACTTAATTTACCATTAGTATAAGAATATACAATCTTACACTCAACTTGTTCATGTGTGGAAACTTTAATTACTTGAATTGGAGCAGTTGTCTTAATAACTTCACTATATTCTCCACCACTACCTGCGAATGTTAAAGCTAATTCTGAATATGAAACATCTGGTATTTGTGATGTAAGTGCTAATGTGCCATTAGCAGATGGTAGGTTAAAGGTTTTACCCTTATATTGAATTTGACCATCAGTATATTTAGTTATATAATTATTAATTGTTGGATCATGATAAATTGTCAAACCATCGGTGTCAACCACAACATCTTGATTAGATCCGCCAGTTGATGATTGAACACGGAGTGTCTTTCCACTAATTATAATATACTCAGAAGATACTGCAGTTGTTTGGAATCCATCCGCATAAATCTTGCCTGATTGCATATATACACTAGCATGTGTATTTTCAGTCGCTACTGAATTTGTTGCAGAACTACCAACTAAATATCTCTTAGCTGTAGAAGTAGATACTGCAGAAGTTGGAGCATAGAATGATGCTGTTGAGGCACCTTTATCTGTACCGTTCAATGTAACTTTAGTACCGCCTGCATAAGTCGAACATTCAGCGAATGTACCATCTGAACTTACATAAATTGGTTTTGTCGTAGATCCTAAAGCTGTTACAAGTGGTTGATAAGACGCCAAATCGCCTTTTACAGCTAATTCGTCACTGTCTGTCACGGCAGCTGTCGCATCTTTTTTATAATAAGCCTTATTTTCAGCTCTAATATAAATATCAGCTGGATCA